AGAACCTCTATAAAATTTCAGCTTCTAGTTCTTTCCTCAGGTAACTCTTTGTTTCTACTTCTTTGGTAGAAGGGAGCCAAAGAAAAGATACCCAAACCTCAGTGATTTTCTCAGATCCTGGCTCTATACTTATGTCAAGACACTCACCAGTGAGTATTTCTATAGCTTGTTCAATAACTGAGACCTTACTACTAATGCTGATAGTTTGAGACTTACTACCAACATCAGTGATAGAGATCTTTAACATTGCAGGATCAGTTAATTTCTTTCCAAGTCTAATCATGCCTTTTAGTATAGTCCCATCACAAGGGAACATGTACCTAAGAATAGATCCCCTTACATCCCCACTGAAGACTGCGCTAGAGATAGGAAATGGAGTAATAACAGCTACCACTTTCTTCATCTCTTCACGCTGCCTTAGTCTGGTTTCTAAAATCCGTTCTCTGTCCATCTATCCCTCCATACAGTCGACTTCTGCAATGTCTTCCTCTACCAAATCCATCCCTATTTGAGCTACTTCTTCCTTAATCACTGCTTCCCAGTCATTCTTGCCCTGAGTGTTCCTATTAGAAATTTCTATCTGTCTCATAGCTGCCTGAACAAGCAACATGGGATGAGCTTCAGACCAGTAATTCTTATCTGTATCCTCTACCAACTCTTTAGAATAAAATAGCCCTTTTACATCTATCATTAACTGTTCAGATGTAGGACAGTTTAATAGAATGGTACTATACTCATGTGCATTTCCAGCTGGTAGATCTACAAATCCTGAAAAAGCATTAATAGCACCTACTGCTGCATCTTCAGGAATATAGCGAGAGACAGTTGGAGCATAGTAACTAGGTGAGCCATTGGTTCTAGAGCTAGGAAGCCCTGTTAAGTAACCAGTTATTAGATCCTGTACACTTTTCTTTTCAAGTTGCCATCTTACAGCAGCAGTAGCTACCCATACCTCTTTGATTGCCCTGCAGAGTGGAATAGATGTACTAAAGCCACCTATTGCTATTAGAGTAAACCAATCTGCATAGGATTTATTATTGCTATCTAGCCTATCTAGGTATTTCCTTCCTTCATTGATAAAGAAGTCAACTCCTAAATCAGCATAGGTTGAACTAACTAAATCAAATCTACCTGATAACTCTCTTACCTTTTGTCTAACTTGGATTAGTGTTAGACCAGAACTAGAGAATGGAGTTGCTACCTGTGCTGTGTATCTTATTGTTATAGCTGCAACAGGAGCTGTTGTTGTAGTAATTGTGTTAGTAGCTAAGTCAACACTACAGATGTCAAAGGCTCCATCTACAAACGCTATAACGTTCCAGATGTCAGGAGTATGGTCTAGAATGAATTCCTTATTAATCCCATTGACTGTCCAGGCAGGATTTGTTATCTGAGTCTCAACATATACAGTTGACATACTGGCCTCATTAGTTCAATTGAAATTCAAACGATCTGGAGGGGCTAAGGAGCAAACCCCTCCAGTCGCTTGATCTGGATGGAGGTTAGCCCCTACAGCTCGTTATCCAGACCAACTCCATTAAGAATACCACACTTCTCAGCAAGCCCAAACTCAAGGCCGGCTTCAGTGATGTAGTCTTCTAACGTACCATCGATGTGGCTCTCACTGTCTTTATGTGGATTGAAGGTAGTATCCTTCATAAAGCGGTAGGTGATTTCAGAAGGCTCAAGCAAGATTCCCATGTTACGAGTTGTTGCATCAAAGCTGAATAATGGATGAGTCTTCAACTGGATGGATCCAAAAGGAGTCATCCACTCAGTAACTTTTATTCCATAAGTGGTTTGGCCTGGACTTATGTTGATATTACCGTTGGCTTTTGCCAACTTATTCAACCCAAGCAAGAAGCCACTTCCACAGAGACAGAGTTTATCCTGTGCACCATAGCGGAAGATCTGCTCAAGCATGTTCTCAAGCCAAGTCTCACCGCTGGTAATCCAGTCATCTCCAGCATAAAGTGCGTCCAGAGTAAAATCAACACAGTTGGCAGGAGCATGTTCGCGGATGAAGCTGATAATCCCCTGAGTTGTTCGCTCAGGCTTTCCATTATCTCCAGTTCCCTCAGTAGGAATGCCCCAGAGAAATGCAAGCTCCATTTCGATAGAGTGCATTTCAAGAGCTTCAGACTTTGCCTTCTGATACTGATCACCTGTTCGCAGACGAGTCTGGCGAGCAGTTCGAGTTATCGAAAGAGGAGTTCTAAAGATCTGTGTGTAGTTATGAACCTTAGTAGGATTATAGGCAATAGCCTCAGGCATCTCACTACCTTCAGGATTAATATTACCGATAATCTTGAAGTTGTCACAGTCGCTGAGATCATGAGCTGGTGCTGTTACAGCATTGTCATCGGCTTCAAGTAATCTCACAGCAAGGACAGTGACTAGAGTTCCCCTAGTAACACCTGTAATCTTACCAACAACATCAACTCGATAATCAGACGCATCTCTAAGAAGAATCTGATGACCGATTCTGATTTGATTTCCGAGAGTAGTAGTAATAGAAACATAGACTACTGATCCTATTATCCCACCACTGACGTAAGCTACTGTACAACCGGGGTCTGTGTAGACTCCAGCTACTGCACCAGCAACAGATGTCATCGACTGTGTCCACCAGTTGAATTCTGGATCGTCTACACTTTTAGACCCCATCATAGAAAGGATAGCTGTCAGAGGAGTCATTCCATTTGGATAGAGATACAAAATCTGCTCTCTCCAGTTTTTAGGCCTCTGATCGGCCACCCAGTCTCCATTCCCTCTCATTCCAAGAAACATAGTATTCTCCAATTATTTTACAGTGATAAATTTATCTAAGCCAACTAGAGTACCTAAGTCTGGAAGTTTAATCTCGGCAGGAAGAACTACTTCCTTCAAGTCAATTTCAACTTCCTCTGCAAAAAGTTCATTTAGCTCAGTCATGAACTTAGGCATGTTTTTTGGGAGAACCTTAAGCATGTCATCCTCAACAGGGCCAGAGTATTTCTTAATTAGGTCATTTCTAGACTTTTCTGCATCCATTAGTGGAGCATTGAACTGCCTGAGAGCAGCTGCTAGACGATATCCAACTATAGCTGGTACATCCTTGATAGTAGACAATTTCTTAAGATTATCCTTTATTATTAGAATTTCCCCAACAGTGAATTTCATGGCTAACCTCCGTAGTGGTTTGATTAAGCATCCATCTCGATGAAGAGCTTCCCTGGCAATCCATCTACTGTGACTGCAAGAGTTCGATAGTGAGCATAGGCAATGTCTGCATCTACCTTAGCACCTATCATACCTCCGCAAGTGTCAAAGGAGATGAAGTTTGTAATAGCGTTTCCTGCCCTCAAGTAAATAGCACAGTCCATCACAGATGCACCATTGTTAGTCATGTAGAGTAACTCATGACTTCCACCAACAACACCTGTTTGATGACTATCGAGCCAGAGAGATGCAAGATGGCTGAGGGCAGTGAAAGTCCCACCGTCATCGACTACGAAATACCCAGCTGAGAATATTCCAGCACCGTTGATAATGCCGTCGATGTCGAGATTTCCTCTGATTGGGATTAGGCTAGAATTCCCAGACATTGTAAATCCAGCTACTAACCTAGCTGTCATCGACAGCCCCTCAACACCATCAGCAGTGCGATTAGCAGCTTGATGCACTTCAGCATCCATACCGAAGAACTGAGTAGTTGCTAAGAGAGTCTCAGTACGAAGTTGATAGGCGTATTGGTCAGCAGCTACATTGTGATAGTGGTGTTTGATAATGTTGTCAAACAGAGCAGGACCGTTGACTCTAGATGAAAGACTATCCAAGTGAAACCACTTTCTTCCATCAGAGTAGAATAGAATATCCTGGTCAGTGTCTGTTAGAACAAAGTCTCCATCCCAATCTTCACTATCATCCATGTCTGCAATAGTGATATCATAGGTAGTGTCTAATGCTAAGATAGAATAAAATCTACCCCTAGCCTCAGCCACGGGTGGGAGATAGACTGTGAATCCAGATTGCCTACCAGCAGCACTTGGCCTAACTACATAGTCTCTGGTGGTCATGTAGACATTAGCAATAGGGTCAATGAACTTATCAACTGTTTCCCTATAATGCTCATTGTGATTTAATTCGAGTACCATAAAGGTTATTCCTTTCCTAATGCCTTGTTCATAGCAGCAAGGTCATCTTGGATTTTTTGAGTTGATGGTTGAGAAGAAGGTCTCCCTGCCTGTCCGCTTTTAGTTGGAAGAATAGGAGGAGGATCTAACTTCTTTACTTCTTTAATCTCAGGATTAGGCAAGTTTAGTTTCTTTCTAGTCTCCTGAGCTGCTTCAGCTGATAAGTCAGAAAACGACTTATCAGGGTTCTTTGACTGCAGATCTTCAAATACTAAGGCTACGTTTTTCTTATACTTTACTAAATCAGGATTAGCACTATAGAAATTATTAGCTAGCTCTATCAACTGCTGATGGATTACTACTTGAGATTTTACTATCTCAGGAATACTTTTAAGTAATCTCTCTCCAGCGTCTATAGAGGCTTTCTTATAAATTTCATTGAGGACCTTGTTAAATTCCTTAGGATCACGAGTTAGTTCGTCTAGGTCCTTATCCTTGAGGAAGTCTTGTTCTTCAAAGGTAGGAGCTATTGGAGAGTCTTCTTTCTTTACTTCTTCAACCTTAGGTTTTTCCTGAGCTGCTTTGAGGACCTCTATCTCAGCTTTGAGATCAGTGATTACTTTGTCCTTGTCCTCAGGAACAGGATCTTCTTTCTTCTGTTCTTCCTCTGTAGGAATTTCTTTTTCAATAGTTTCCTTTGGCTCATCTGATTTAGGTTCCTCCTTTGGACTTTCAGGATTGAAATCCTCTACCTTTGGCTCTTCTACCATGGCCACTTCTTCCTTAGGTAGTTCTTCAACAACTTCACCTGATAAAACTTTGTTCATGAGTTCTACTTCTTCTTGTTCCATTTGGCTAACCTCCGTTAGATGTATTGAAATTCAATTGGTCTATGGTCAGCTCCAGTCAGTTGACCTAGACAACTCATACCATACAGTGCCAGTGCTAGTCCAGAACCTCATAACTGTCTGATCTGGCACACTGAAGTTGACTCCTCCACTTAATCTAAAACTAGCTCCGTGAATAAGAGTTGTATTAGCGTTTGTAAATAAAACTAGAATCTCTTGCCCATTTGATCCTCCATCAAACCCAGTTATGTTTGTAGCTACAGTATTACTAGCATTAAACCTATATTTTCCTGTAACTAGTGGAGTAGCATCTTCATCCGCGAAGGTAGCTGCAGCTTGATTAAAGACTATTGCTCCTTCAAACTTGTGATTGATAGCACTGTAGAGTAAATCTATTAATGCAAGGCCAGTTCTATCATAACCCTTAATATTTCCGGTGTCAGTATTAGGATCATAGTATACTTCAACTCCACTACCACCACGGGTAGGAGGAACTATAGTATATCCAGCTGGAGCAGTTACTCTCATTACACCATTAAAGTCATGAACATCTGCACCATACTTCTGAGTGTTATTATCCATGACTCCTAGAATATAGGCCTTCTGACTAGTAGGATCAGCAGTTTCAACTAATCTATTAAGTTCAGCAGAGCAGTTAATGAATCTTGCTTTAGATCCCCAAGCAGAAACATAAGGGATACCTAAGACCACTGGAGGAAATCCTGGAATAGGCGTTCTGGTTCCAAAGAATGAAGGATAGGCTATACCATTATCTATTACTATAGTATTATCCATCATAGCTATAGTACCAGACATAGCTCCATTAATATCCATGAATCCTGCAGTCGCAGAGCCAGATGCGTTAGATAGATGAATGAGGCCTTGGGTAGCCCCAGCCCCTGATACCTCATAGAGTGCATTTATAAAGGTTATCATCTGTGTGTCAATCTCAACAGTATATCCATAGTCAGTTCCTGGCACTCCACCAAATCCTACAGTAGGACCAAGAAATTCTGGATTTATAAATACATCCTGAGATGACCCATTAGATGCTGTTCCAGTACCACCCTTATTAGTGATTCTAGGACCAAATTTAAAAGCGTGGAATCTAGGCCTAGTCCAAGTACCATTACCACATCGGTCAATGATTACAGAAGTCTCAAAGTCTACAATATTTATATTCTCAACAGTGTGGTTTATTAGCTGAGTCAGCGACAGGCCAATAGTCCCTACCTGTGCTGCACCAGGACCATGAGCATAGATATTACTTAGCTTCCAAAACAAGCTAAATAATCCATCTGCATAGTCAGTAGACGTTCTACCAACTCGTAGAGGCCCAATACTTCCAGCTCTACACTCTACACTCATGTCTCTCCAAGTAAAGTAATCAATTGGAGAAGTGCCATCTAATGTATCAAGCCAGTATCCATCCCCTCTGTAATCAATAATTACTGCACCCTTATTCTCTCCTACTATAGACATATTATCTTTTAAGATATGTGTCCCAGTGTCAATGTAAGTCCCTCGAGGAAAGTATAAGATCCCAGATGTATGATCTGCCCAGGCAGCAGCTATAGCAACTGTATCATCAGTTACCCCATCACCAACTGCACCATAAGTCTTAACATTAGTAAAGAGGTTTTCAGGAGCGTCTATAGAATTTACAGCTGCTCTACCTTGTCTAATATAGCTAGGTAGCATTGATACTAATTCTTGATCAGTCGGGACTAGTGCATTCAGTGTCATTTTTCTGTTCCTCTATTATACTAAGTAAGATGTCAGGAATGCTTAGGAAATAATCACAGGCTTTACGCCTACCTTTGATGTCACCTAAATGAATTAAGGTCTCAGATGAATTAGGGACTATCTTGTGCCCTTCATCATCTATGTGAGGTTCTCCGACTATATCGTACTCTAGCATTGCTAGAGCCTTACATCGAAGAACCTCAGCAACCATGTCCTTCCAAAGGAGAGATTCTTTGAAATCTTCTATTGCTGCTTTGGTAGTATTAACTACTTCTTCCATTAGTGAACCCTTACAACTCTGTAGAAGGTAAAGACTGTTAACGTTGAAGTAGCAGTGACACCAGTAGGATCAGCTGTAGGGACTGCAAGGACTATAGCCTTATCAAGCAAGCGAGTTGTTTGAGCCTCAATACCACTAACTTCAGTTAAAGCATCTGCAGCTGAGTTAAGGAATGCTGCGTCAAGGTCTGCAGTTACTTTAGTCCCAGCACCGTTGGTCTCCCTTACTTCTAGGTTATTAGCTCCTGCAAAGGCAGCACCTTCAAAGTCTAGGAATGCAACTACTTTCTCAACCTGGATGTACTTATTATCTCCAGGTGCAGATACTAATGTTTGAGGAGTGGTAAAAAGAAGTTTTACTTGGGCTGCAGTGAACTTCTTCCTTGAGGTCTTAATAACGTTTCCGTACTGATCCTCAAATCCAAGTTTGGCCTTTACTAAGTCAAAAAATCCTCTCATGATATCTCCTATTATATTACTTCGTTAGTTGGAATTAGGTTACCTTTTTGTACTTCGTTCATTACTTTTGCATCAGGCATGGTTACTACGTTTGTGGTGCTAGCAACACGTTTGAAGTCTTCTACGTTCTTAGCGCCAAGTTGATTAGCTATGTACATGAAGATTCTGACTATGTCGAACTGGCTAGCTAGCTCAGGTTGAGTTCCTATGGTTTTGAATAAGTCAATCCATGCACTAGAGAAGTTACCTCCAGGAATTGAACCGTCTCTGACGATTAAGTCAGTTGCTATAGCTAAGTCATAAGGAGTTACTTTTAACCTACTAGGTGCTTGCTGATTAGTTTTAGCAAAGATAGCATTTAGTTGATCAGCATGACGACCGACTATTTTGACATAAGTTTCTTGAGTCTGATACTGTTGAGTGTGAGCAGCAAACATAGTACCGATGTCTTGCATAGCTTGAAGACTGATGATCATAGCTATGCGCTGAAGTTTGCCAATAGCAGAACTACGAGTACCTTGAAATTCAGCTCCTGTTAGACGCTCAGGGCCACCCATGCGAAGAGAGCCCATCATTGACTGGTCAGCACCTAAGCGGTCCATGAATTGAGTGATGTAGGCTGAATCAGAGATGTTTGCCCTGGTTATGTCTTGAACTGCCAATTGTTGTACTACCTTATCAACTCCACGGCCCCAAGCTGGACGACGCAGTCTGATGAGCTTGCCTGGCTTAGGGCTCTTCAAGTCATTAATGTTTACTAGGTAAGGATCAACTATCAGCATGTCATTGATAGCTTTACGAACGTTAGTAATGTGGGAGTTGAATAGGAAGTCTAACGTATGCTGTAGTCCATAGAGGATTTCTAACCTAGCTATAGGTGTTGGTGAGTAACCGTCAAACTCAGGTGATGCAACAGCTACTGGATACAGTCCGTGGTTGTAATTGGCTTTCTCACATCTAATAATTATGTCATCTGAGGCAAGTTCAAAGTACCACTTTTCAGGAGATTCTGATTCTGAGAGTTCATAATCTTTTGGAATGAGAGTGATGCACATCTTTATTACATCTACTAGACTTGTAGACTCAGACATAGTGTTGCTTGGGTTAGAAACTCCACCGAACTTATCTTGGCGTGAACTCTCATCCAATGCAAGAGTTGACCTTCTATTGAGTTTAGACTTTAGATACTTTACATTGAATAGACCTGAGCCTTTCTGATTAGTTTCTTCACTCAACAAAGTCATGTAGTTAGTTCTATCAACAAAGCCTTCAAACTCACCTTTCTGAACATCGCTGCTGGAGACAGAAGGATCAGGAAGCCACATGTAAGGGTCTATGTTGCTTAGAGCATTACCTTCAAATAAAAGTCCATATTCAAATCTTACCTCACCCTGCTGTGAGAGACCTAGAGGAGATTCTGTGGAGTTAGTAGACCTTATAGCTTTGTTTCCGTAAGTCTTTAACCAGGTAGGTATTGTTGGAGCTATGCCATAAGCAAAGGAGTCACGAAACATAGTGTGGAGGTTAAGGTTAACCTTATGCTTGATGCAGTGGAGCCTTACACACATCTCCATCAGCATAGCACCTACAGTGTCATCATCTTCTACACCTTCATATTGGAAGGTGGGGTCTTGAAAGAATGCCATAGACATGTAGGTAAGCAGTGCTTCAAGCATTGAATATGAATAAGGGAAGACTATTGAAGTAGGTTTGTCAGGGTCTGTTTCTGCTAAGGTGTCTTCTTCTAAACTCTTAGCATCACTGACTGAGATGTAGGTGGTCAGGGTCTTATCTATTTCTTTCCAAGAAGAGAACCTACACTGCATTACATTTCTGGATTCTCTAGCATGAGCCCAGATTACGTTTCGTAACTTGTCATGGAGGTCAGAGCCAGGTTTTAGATTTAGACCTTCTGGATATTTGTAAGAGAAGTTCTTATCACTGTAGTTCTGAGTTGTCCAGGACTTTGGATCTCCGGTTACTATGTAAGGCATTTAGGCTCCTAAGTAGCTATAAGGCCGTGAGTTCGTAGCTTTGCCAAGGCGTTGTTGAGTTTAGTCTTAAGTGCGTTTATTTCAGTTACTAGGGTAGTAAGAGCTGTATTAAATGCAGCTAGGTCAACTGTGTCTGCACCAGCGCTTAGAGCAATAGCTGAGACTGCAGCTGCATCAGCCTCAGCAGATTGCTGAGCGTCTAGGACTTTAGTTCCTTGAATTAATAGAGTATTAAACGTCGGATTAGCATCAGTAGTCAGATCTTGATTTAGTACAGAGTCAGACTCAATAGTAAGGTTACCTGTTAAGTTTATTGATCTACTAGCACCATTTAGAAGGAGATTAAGTATTCTGTCAGCAGCGTCATCTTCGTTCCATTTTAGATGGAGTTCATTAGATTGGTTAGTGTCTTGTATGTAAAGAGATTTGAAGATGGCAGATTTAAACATCTGAGTTATGTAACTATACTTCCCGCCTATTGCTATCCAGCGCTCATTAGCAGGAGGATCTAGTGGATCTTGCCTTAAGGCCTCTATTACATATGGAGGATTAACTGCAGGACCAGAGTCATCATAAGCGTAGAAAGTAAAGTCATCTACTGCAGTAGCTCCAGCTACTTTTACAACTAGGACTACCTGTCCAGTCCGACCCTTTTTAAGGTTTAGTTCTGTAGGATTGTCTATGTTTGAGACAGCACTAGCAGATGAGCCTAGGGTAACAGCATGAGTTGCAGACTGAGGATCTCCACAGGCAATAGGAGATGCAGTTGCTATAGCTTCTAGATTATCATCATCATCGAAGACGTGAATGTTAGCCATGCTGCCGATTCGGATAGATCTAAGTGTCATAAGATCAATTGGAATCCAATAGGACTATTTTCCAACTCCTAACATCATCATAGAAGGTGAACTAGTTACTGGAGGAGTGCCTCCGCCGTAAGTTCCTGCGCGGATGGCATCGAAATCAGCCTCGGTTTTCGGTGTGTTGGCGATTGCTACTCCATCGATTTCGCCGTCCCAATAACTACTAACTCCATCAAAGCCGACGGAAAAGTCTGCCGTATCGGCGCTCATGTTATTATCCGTAGTAGTTCCTACTGCGCTCCATGCCGTTAAGACGGTATCCGGCGTTCCACATTGAACAAACTTAGCCTTCCAGTTCTTTTCTGAGTCATCAAAACTAAATCCGAGGTAGTACCACTGGCCATTAGATAATGCACCCGAATAGATCGTCTCCAGTTCTCCCACCGTTCCTCCGGTATGGCCAAGATGAAAACGAACATCATAAGTTCCAGCATTATTGTAAATGGAAAATGCCCATGAGCGCGTGTTTGCTGCAATGCCGTATTTGGTTATTATGTAGCTAATGGCGGTATCGACCGGGAGCGCTTCAGCCCTGAAATATATAGCAAGGGCAATATCAGTATATCCGGTCAATCCTGGGAAGCCCGCCGCTAAATCGGCATTTGCTCTAATTAACCTCTGGGCGGAAACTGATTCGAAATCTGCGGAACCCAAGCCCTCTATGTAATCCGTTGTGTTGGAAACAACCGTATTAACATTGGTCAGATCATTATTATTTGCGGTCTCGTCGAGAAGAAAATTAGCTCCATCCTCAAACCGATACACGGCAACCCAGCTTGCATCCCCGCTGAAATCGTTAGCAGCGTGGGCAAATGGTGCGAGAATCAGAATTGCAAGCAAAAGTATTTTCTTCATGGTCTCCGTCCGTAAACTGGATTTGTCGCTCCGTACTCGTAGGCACCAAGATCAGGAGCCGCACCTGCGTAGCCATCGGTGACGCCTTCAATCACGACTCCCGCATCGATGGCCGCGCCTTCAGCTACCAGCGTCAAGTGCTGCCGTGGAGTGGTCATATCCGCTAGAGCAGCAAATGTCAGCGCTGAAAAGATTGTTGTATCAACAAGAATAGAGTTTGTGTCCATTCCTGAAGCAGTTGCATAAAGTGCCAGTGTTGCATAGTTTGTACCGTAAAAACGAAATGGAGTAGCTTCCGCCCCATAATAATAGCCGTTGTAATCGTAGCCGCCGTACCATCGCTTATATGGATAAGTGGTGCCTGAGAAATTCATACTTTCCCCGCCATTGACTCCGATAAAGATGTTGTTCTGTGCATACCCATTGATCATGTATTCAGGATTGTACAGAGTGATCTTGTCCTCTGTTACAACCGTATTCTGCAGGAATACAAATGGGTGATTCCCGCGAATCTTCATCGCCCCTTCACCGTAATTCACAATGAGGTTGCGAATTACGAAGAAAGGCACGCCGTTATAATCGGTGGCTTCAACCGGCTGAATTGAGAATGCGTTGTGATAACAGTTGGTCAGTCTATTTCGATATGCAAGAGTGTTGGGAGATCCCTTATCCAGTTCTATGCAATCGTCGGAGACCTCATGAATATCATTGTTAAAAATAGCAATATTGAATCCAGGGCTGGAGATTCCATCAGCGACATGAACTATCTCGTTGTACGCAACTGTATGCCCATCGCTGCCTGCCAACTCGATAGCCTCACCTGCATATGATCCGCCCGTGGGATTCTTGTAGCCCGTGAAGACGTTATCCGCGATGATCCAGTTGTCGGAGCTGGTCTGCATATACATCAGGGCGCGAGTCGTGGAAAGCGGATCGCCATAGATATTATTGCCCTTCACATACGCATAAGATGCACTCGAGCTTGGGTATGGCATGAAAGTGGCGTTGGTTCCCGTCGGCGGATAAACGTCGAATCCTTCTACCCAGACGTAATTTGCATTGATGTAGACGCCATGCAGAATTGCGCCCGCTTCCGCCGCTTTCCAAACGACGTAATTTCCAGCACTACCGGCGACATTGAACGTTATTCGCGTGGCTCCGTAATCGCCCGCGCCCAACAGAAATATATCTCCGGCAACCGCTCCAGTTTGAGCCGCCGCAATTCCGAGAAATGGGTCTTCTGCCGTTCCCGTGCCGCCGCCTGCTCCCGGCTCAACATAGTAGGTATTTCCACCAACCGGCAGGGACGGCCATGCTCGAGTAGTAGCGACTATGGTTTCGGAGAATGTCCCGCCGTCGGCATCGGTAATGTCGAGCTTAAAATCATATGCCGTGCCGTCGGTAAGGTTGAGCACAACTCCATAAAATCCGTTCTGGTTAATGCTATTGCTGGCCTTTATATAGTCAGTCCTGTGTAGTGGGAATGAATCGCCCCACGTCTCTGTGCCATTCACGCGATACTGCACAGCACAAGCAGCATTGTGATTTACGTCTCCGGTGATTTCCCACTTTATGCCGACTGATTCCATATTGGCCGTTACGACCGGAGTAGCCGCCGCTGTTGTTGCTCCGTATCCAACTGGAGCCGACGTAGTCGTGGATAATTTATATGCATAAACTGAAGTGCTGGTACTATTGACTACCAGAAAAATATCTCGACTTGGGACGTAAGCCCATCGACCATAAGTTCCCTGTCCATTTGACGGCCCTGGAGTAACGGCATTTGTCGGATAGCGCTTCTCTATGGTAGGCGTTGCTCCAGTGGCATCAATAACATAGACCATCTGAGGATCAAGGCCCTTAATCTGATTCTCTCCGGTCCATGCTACAAACTTTCCCTCCCCGGCGTGGTATTCAATTCCAGGAGACATGGCGTCGAGAATTTCGATAGCCTGCCCAGCCAGAGTCGTTCTGTTGTAACCAGCATAGGCGGCAGTATCAACGTTGAAGGTTGAAAAAAGGCGATTGCCTAGAAACCCCATTTTTCTTGAAACATGATCTATCGCCGCTGATTGATCGATCGAATATCCGGAGCTTCTAAGATTAGCACTCCACTCGTATGTTGCAGGATTGTACTTATATATTCCTGCAGTGGACCGGGCAAAAACATATGCCGTCGTCGGATCGTAGGCAGACATATAAAGCTGATTGCCTGATAGTGTCAGATCTGCCCGGTGATACCATAAAAAAGTTGAGAGATCAAAATGCCATGTGTACCACGGAGTCAGATTATATGATTGTCTCCAGTTAGACCCACCGCAAGCATAGATTGCATCCTGCACAGGCAGATAAACTAGCGTATCCCGAGTGTGTCTCGCACTTGGGTCTCCGTTCGTGTCTCCAGCAGGATAGGAATTATATGTTCCACTAGTATACATATCATCCGTGGAACTCGGCCCCCATAGTCGACTCCAGGTTAATGTTGTTAGATCAAAAGCATATATTTCATTGCCTCCATAGTCAGCGTGCCCGCCGCCCCAGACCAAGAGCTTATTTCTCGATGTATCGAATACCGCGCCGCTATAGGCTCCCATGACCCCAGAAACATAACCATAATCCCCTTCATCAAGTCCCGGATAAACATCCGCTGCAGCAAGTGAGGAATTAGGAATCTCGTACCATTCCCCGGCTGCCAGCGCCGAAAGCGCGTCTTCAGGCTGAGCAACTGTCGTGAAGGAATACTCAGATGAACAAGTGTCACCTACATAATTACTAGCACATACTTTCCAGAAGTATTCTGTAGAGTAAGTCATTGAAGGAGCATAAGATAGGTTCGGAGTTGTCGCAAATAAGCTTGGACTGGAAGACGTTCCAAAGTAAATCTTATACTCCGCTGCCCGCGCCGAAACACTCCAGCTTAATCCAGTAGATATAGCAACATCCGTTGCATCATCCGCAGGACTCATCCCAGAAACAGCAGTAGGCGGATCTGGAATGCCAGCAGTCCTGGCAACGAAATACTTTTGCCCATAAGATAGACAGCAGCAAGAAAGGATTAAGATTGTCAGATATAGGTTTAATCTATTTCTGAACATAAGTGATTACTCCTGATACCTGACCAGTGCTTGAGCTAAAGAAACAGACATCGTGGCCGGCAGTAGCAGTAGCAGCAATAGCAAACCCACCTGTGCCAACTACAAAGCCGGTTTTTGCAGCCAGGTTGGGACCGGTGGCCGCAGTCGCCCCGCCTAATAGTCCAGCCGCCGCAGTATCGCACTCTGTACTGGTTTTGGTTCCTTCGAGCAGATTTATATTCTGCTCTGTTGCCGACACCAGGAATATCGAACAGATGTATACCTTGGTAGTCCCTGACAGCGCAATTAATTTAACCCCGCTAGTAGTGTTACTGATTGGTAGAAAGACTTTAGCGTTGGTCTGACAAGGGTCAGTGTTAGGGAGCTGGACCGTGAGAATGTCAGCTGAAGGTGCAGCCACTGTTCCTGAGGCCACTCCACCTGTTTTGAGTTCAACAGGGAAAGGTCTAGCAGTAGATGCTGGCCAGATGTTAGTACCGTCAGACCAGGATGCTACCTTTCCAATTTCAGTGCCTTTAGCAGATCCAGCAGCATACTCAGTGCCACTAGTTACTGAGATAGTTCCAAGAGATTGAGAAGCTATGAAACCTTCATAGACTGTGTAGAGAGTATTACCAGTGCCTGTTAAGGCTGTGACTGAGACTCTGACGTAATTAGTGTAGCCTGTCCCAGTAGCTGTTCCGTTAGTTGTGCAGTCTGTAGGAGCAATTAGTTCTGCCCAGGTTACCTTATCATCACTTTTCTCAGCAGTGATAGTACATGAAGTTCGAGTACCTACTCCAGTCCAAGACAAGCTATGATTGTAGATTCCTTTGTAGGCTTCGTAGATAGGAGTTTTAGCTTCTACGTCAGTAAAGTAGAATCTTTCTGATATGTTCTCTGCTTTAACAAAAGGAATGAGGCAGAGAGATGCTAAGAAGAAGAGTAACTTTTTCATAACTAGTCTCCAAATTAGTCCGATTGAAATTCAATGGAACTATTTAAAATCAACGAGTTTGTCTACAAGCTTATCCAATTTCTTATCCATGATGTCTAACTTTACATTATGAACTGCACAAGGTAAAGCTGAGTGAGGATAAGGAGAATCTTTGTGTTTTTCAAGATCTTCAATTGAGGCTTTTCGTCTACTTACTACTGCTCCGGTGATGAGAGTAGAGATTACTGCAACTATCAGACCACTAGTTAAGAAGTCTAAGAAATTCATATACATCTCCAGCTATCAACAGGTTCTTCATAGTCCAGGTCTTTGTACTCAGCTTCAACGTCTTCAGCATCTTCAGAGGGTGACATGTAGCGTTCACCAAGTTCTAGCATTTCTATACTGTAAGCAAAGTCATCCATTAGATCCCAGAGCTTAGATTTAGGGAACATTAAGAGTTGACTTTCTAATTTTTTAGTTGCTGGGCAGGATGCGTTGTGGTAGATGTAGCCAAGTCGATAGTATGGGACTAGTTCTTTTATTCGTAGGACCTTACCCTTGACATCGTTAGACCCACCACGAGCCTTTAGCCAGACTAATTCAAAGAACTTCCCTCTACGAAACATCTCATTTTTCAGCGGTTGTTTGATAAATTCTTCAAGGCCTGTTACTTCAACACCAATTACTTTGGCATTAAGACGGATAGCCATTGAGAAGAGTGCGTCATAGAATTGGTCAGGGTAGAGTTTCTCAGCAATGCCATCTCTGAAGAACAACCGCGCACTTGTTAGGTCTATTCCTACACCTACTATTGCTGAGTCAGCAGAGTGCATCTTGGCTGTTTTAGCAGGATCACCAATGATGATAGTTTCTACATCTCGACCGACTTGAAGCTCAGCATCTATTTTAGCAAGGTCTATTCCTTCCCTAACTGGTTTACCAAGTGGGATGTCATAGTATTTGAAATACTCCTGACGAAAGGCAGAGTCTTTAGAGGATATTGGTAAGTTTCGGAGCTCTCTAAAGAACACATCGGTTTGCCCTGCTTTGACATGGGCTTCCCATTCCTTAGCTATGTCAGCGTCAGAGATGAAACCAGGAGCTGTAGATTTAAAGTCATCGTCACAAGCTTCGAGACGGATGGATTTCCAGTCAGGAGAATCAAGCAAGCGTTGAAGGACAGAGTCTTCATGCTTTAGAGTGTCAATGTAGACTATTTTCCATTTCTTTGCGTTGGGTCCGATTCTAGGAACTGACTTTACTACATCAGCATAGAGCCATTGGTAGAGTTTGTCACGGTAGTCTTTGTTATCTATCTGCTCTGGGTCTTCTAAGTCATCTATGATTATTAGACCTGGGCGGGAATTCCTGTAGATGACTCCTCGAACTTGTTGTCCAGCACCTCGAGGGAGAACAAAGGTATGATAAGCAACCCAGGCTTTCTTGCTAAACTGTTCGTCTATTTCATCTTCTTCAGCAGCCCTAGAACGTACAGGGCCGAAGAAGTGTTTGATTGAGCGGTTGGTTACTAACTCACGACGAAGGTTTTCTGTCTGCATTATGGCAGCGGTTTCAGACTTGTTAATGTAACAGATGAAGTCTGTGAGCTGGAAGAGAATATGACGAGCAGGGAGGGCTAAGGCACAGTCGCTGGTTTTGCCAAAGCCTCTAGGTGCAGCTATTGCTATTAGCTGATCAGGACCATCGATTAGGTTGAAGATAGGATCATGGATAGATTCTGCAAACGGGAGACTAAATCGCTCAGGAAAGAAAGCTTTAGCAGTTATTCTCGTTGATAACATGCAAGTTGAGAGGAGAGACTTAGTTTCTTGATCCATAAGATCGTTTGAAATTCAATGGAACTTAGTTCTTAATTATTAGTAAAGTAGGAGTCCCAATAGTTCCTTTTGAAGTAAATGAGACTTCATTAGATGGTCCACTGTAGTCTGTTCCTAAGGAATCAGTTAGTTTAGCTCTGACAGTTGCAAAGTATTTTCCTCTCACAGGAACTACAACTGTACATTCACGAGTTGAGGATCCTGGACAGTCTTTAGTGATTACAGCCGGGCCATTTGTAGTTGTAGACACCCTTAGTTCAAAGCTGGTAGGAACATCTGCCATGTTAGCATAGTCCCAAGCAAAGGTTATGTCTGCAGCGTTGATAGAGCAGGAGAATGAAAGGATTGAGATAATTGTGAGAAGTAACTTTTTCATTTTGTCTCCTATTATACTGGCTCGTAAGGTTTGATCTTGTCAACATCGAGAGGCTGGCCAACTTCTTGCTCATAAGCTTTCTTAGCTACAGCAATGATGTTGAGGAGAGAGCTAGCATTCTGAGGAATAGATCCACCAACTTGCTGTTGAGCTAAGATGTCAAGAGCTAGTTTGAGAATTAGGATGATTAAGTCTATCATGGATTTACTCCTAGGCCCCTGAGTTCAGAGATTAGTTGGTTTATTCTGGAAGTAGCATCAATTATTTTCTCAGCTGTTGTCTTAGTTGGATTTGACCTGTAATCAAGCCAAAGCTCGTGAAGAGTGTTGTAGACTATCCCAGCATTGTTGGAGACAGACTTTGCATAGTCAGGTAATTTACCTTGCTTGATAGCAACTTTTGTATTGTCTAGGACGCTCTGAGCTATGAGTAAGGTGTCATAAGTGTCGTTGTCAAGAGAGTCTATAGCTCCAGGATGCTGGACCTTGACTTGACAGGAGGAGAAGAGGATTAGGAATAAGATTGAAGTAGCTAGACTTCTCATAATAGACCTATTTCTTCTCAACTAAAGTGGGTGGGTTGTTGACTGTTGGCTGAGATTTATTTCCACCGGTTACGTTTAGGTCTTTGGCTAAGAAACCTAACATAGTTAGACCTAGACCAAGTAACATGTCTCTGAAGTCAAATGCTTGACCGGCCTTAAGGCTTTCAAGCAAGCTGTAGAAAAAGATAATCAATCCAGGGATTGCACCTGCTAAGGTTGTTTTCCAGTTTTTCATAAAAATTCTCCTGTGAAGTTTAGATAGATTAATTCAGCAGAACGTCTACCGACTTGGAAAGACCAGAGGGAGTTTAACATCTCCTTGGCAATGGTCTTGTGATCATCCAAGGCAAAGGCAGCTAACATTTTCTTAAATGTTAGTAACTTAGATATTCCCATGTTAAAGCACATGTTAGCTAAGATTGCTTGCTGAGAGTCTGAGAGGTTTAGGAAGTTCTTTATAGACTTTGTACAGTCATAGATTGAGTCTGAGAGATCACTGAGGAGTAAGTTGGTAGCTTCGTCTCTCATAACAGTGCGATCTTTAAACTTGGCAATATCCTTGTGTGCATCACAGTTGTGTCCATAGCCTATAGTCCAATGACCTGTAGGACATTTGTAGAGAGAAGGAACAAAGGATTCTTGAGATTTTAGAGATTCTACAAGTTTAGAGATAGTTTCAGGATTCATCCTTTACCTCTTCTGCTTCTACATCTACAATTAGTCCGGATTTTCTACACTCCTCTAGCCCCCTGGCTTTCATGTCTGCTAGTTCTTCAGATGTTAGGATAGATGTTATGCTATGGATTTTTGTAGGGACTTTTAATCCACTGAGTTCAAGTAACACAGTGTCAGCAACGTGAAGTTTGTCCTTGAGGCCTATTGTCGGATTACTTATGTCAGCGTCAAAGATTTCACTATAGACCTGAAGTGCTTTGTCACGGAGGATTCTGATTTGTTCTACAGTTTGTTTAGCGTCTTCGTCACGTTCTTTTCTAACCTCAGCTAGCTTTATTTCACCTAAGGTACTATTAAGTGTGTTGCTCACTGTCTGTGGATGAAGGTTGAGGAGTTTAGCTATGACAGGTTCTTTGTATCCCATAGCTCTGAGATTAATTATCTCATGGTGGACCTGCCAGAGTTGCTTAATGTCATATGCCCTGCGTTCACCCTGGAATGCCCTGCGGAGATCTTCCTCTCTATATTCAAATCCGTAGAGGTTATTTCTAGTAGGTAGCTGGGTTGGTTCTGTAGACATAAGATTACCTATTCAGGGATTAATCTCTGAACTCCTAACTGTTTCTCCAACCTCTTCATTTCATTGTAGAATTCCCTACACTCTGTAGGATACTTATCGTAAAGGGCAAGGCACTTATCTATTGACGTTCTGAAATTAATTTCCACTTCTTTCAGATGTTCTAGTGCTTTCTTAAGATCTTTTGTCTGCCCTGGTTCGGTTAAGTTGATAGCCCCATCGATCATAATTTCTACCTCCATTATCATTATATGCCTACTATACTATGTTTGTAAATGGAATTTTTCGTATATTGTACTAACCTAGAACTCCTCCTCTTTTAACTCACTCACTCATCACTAACTATTAACTCAAAAGTCCCATTGAAATTAAATGGATCTTGAGGTAATTGTTTTATTTTGTACATTTATTAAAACTTGTTTCTACTTAGAGAGGATGTAACCCAGCGCACTATAAACCAACTTTCCCCCATGCCTAGGCGTAAACTCACGTGGTGCAATGAGTTACGAATTATGTTGACAAATGAGGTGATATGTGATGTAATGATTGCAACATTGCGAAAGGACATGAACATGAAACATAGGATACTCACATGCAAGAATCACCCTAACTTAAGATGGTCATGCAAGGATATAGCATGGTCAGGACATTACAACGGAATGAGGAATATATTCTTCAATGGTACTCCTTCAGGTGATGGTATGTACTCAGATGGAAGCGGACTGAACTGCTCAATGTTTGACAAGGACAATGTTTATGTAGAAGAATGCTCCTGCCCTTCGAGTGATCTGATATTAGCACCTGAGGATAGTTTAGTAGTATCAGAATAACCCATGATTTGATGGCTGGATGCGAATACCTCTTGACATTTGCATTCAGCCATGATACCATGAGTTAATCATGGAATTAGTTAATGTCCAACATGAAAGGGATAGGTTATGACAACTGAAATAACAAAGGCTAACATGAGTGAGTTTGTAGTAACAGGTGAGTTTGATATAGCAGGGAGTATTAAGCCTGAGGCTGGGAGTAGTGAGCAGAAGGAGTTTACACTTAGGTTTGTTATGAGTAAGACTCCAATCGCTGATATTATTCATAGCTCGTTAAAGGATAAGAAGATCAACTGGCAGGTGAAAGGGAGGGACAAGTTTGCTGCTGTTGTGAATAAGTCAGTCATTAGGGTTGATTACAAGGGTGGAAGGGCTCCGGTTGACACAAAGCAGTCCTACCGTGAAATGCTTGCAGGGATGACTCCTGAGCAAAGGGCAGCTGAGATTGAATCGCTTAAGGCAATGAAGTAAGTAACAGTCTGTTTTGTCCTCATCTAATGGGTAGGAGAGAAACCTAGATGAGGATTGAGTAGACTGCAACTAATGATAAACGTACTAAGACGGAAGTATGGATCTTAATGATTAGTCTTGGGAGTGAGTAGTGGTTGACTATGTGCTAGATCACTAGATCATTAGTTCCATTGAATTTCAATAGAACTAAACGTTAGACAGTCATAGTTTATGCAGTCTTATTGTAAATATACGGAGAAATACATTTACAATGGTGTAGTAGAAGGTTTAATATGTTAATATGTTAATTAATTATTTATTTAGTCTCAGAGTGTCATCATGGCGTCTCGCGCAGATACTACAGTAATAAATATATATAGTGTTAGAATACACGTATTTAGTAAGTGAGTGAGTATAATGCCTGTGCGAGGAGAAGCCTTGATAGCACTTTGAGATTAAAGAAGTAATTAACGTTAATAATGACACTAAATGTTGGAGGCTAAGATGATGAATAGCAGAGGTTATGACAAAGATGGAAATAGAGTGGCACCTTATAAAGAGGATAGTACTAGAGGAGCTAGTGTACTAAACCCAGTTAATTATAAAGGGGATGTGCTAACTCAGGTGTGGATAGATAGTAGAATATTAGCAACATTAACTACTTGGATGGAAAAGAGTGGAACTTATCCTAGGTTTATGAGTGAGATAGTTAGAGAGCCTTTGAGAGTATTTGTAGAGACATTAGTAGAAGGAGGAGAGATAGACTGGGTGGAGAATACAGTTGAAGCTAGAGGATTACTTAATAGGAGGTTTAGAATAGATCTTAGTAGAGGAGGAAGAGGAGGAAGGAATACACTACATAATCAGATACTAAGTGAGAAGAGAGCAGAGCTGTCTGATATGATAAAGGGAGGTAGTAAGTTTAATGATGCTCAGATGCCGGCTGGAGCTGTGATGAAGAAGAGTGAAGGACCTAAGTGGGTTCATTTAGAAGATTATCCTGATTATGTGTATAAAGAAGGTGATGAAGAAATGAAGAATGACTTGATTAAGAAGCTAAAGGCTAAAGGGATTAAGTCTTTAGCAGAAAAGAAAGAGGAGGCTTTAGATAGTATGAAAGCTAGTGGGTTGATAGTAAAGGAGGAGAACAAATGACTTGGGATAAGAGTATGACGCCGAGGAAGTTAAATAGTGAAGAGATAGCTAAGAGGGAGAAGGAGGTAGTGGAGAGAGATAAGGAGACTAGGAAGAAAGAGAATACTCCACCTGAGGTGTTGATAGAGGAGTTAAAGAAGAGTGGTAAGATAGTAGATGAATAGTTCAATTGGATTCCAATTGATCTGGTTATGATTAACTGTAATTCATTTACCTTATTGATTATTGATTTGAGATATGTTATAATGGCTTTATGAAATGGAGGAATAGTTGATGATAACCAAGAAATGGACCGGCAAATGGCCTGCTAAGTGCAAATTATGCGAAGAAGATCTGTCGGTCTTCCCATATTTTGTTTTCGGGCTTACGCACTCGGGAAAATGGATGATACTATGCTTAGCTTGCCATAGTACCCTAGGATTCGGCGTCGGCATTGGCAATGGAATAGGCCAAATGTATGATTCCAAAACACTTGAGAAGGTAGGAGGATAAATGCTACCAGGAGAAACTATTCACAGTGGGGCATCTAATAAGTGTCCGGACTGCAAACAGATACTGAAGCTCAAAGTTCTGTATTCACCAGCTGGATACTATATAGGAACTGAGTGCTGTTGTGGTCCTTATTCAAGGGAGTCTCATTACTATAAAAGTAGAGAGAATGCTCAACATGATCTAGATAGAGATAATGTTAACTGGAGAACATAATCATGACTATTGAAGAACTCCAACAAAGAAAAATAACTTCATGGAAGGAACTACAGAGCATACATTCTATGTATGTAGGTCTAAAGTCACTCTTTGATGAGATCAATGTTCAGTATAAGGAGGCATTAGATAGCTATTCCAAGGCTGATCATGAACTAGCGTTAGTAGATGGTAGGTGTAAGAAGGTAGATAATACTACCACTAACAAGAAACCAATCCCTGAATCAGATGCTGAGAGCATTAGACAGGGTCTAAGTGAGAAGGATATTGAGGAATTATTAAACGAACTCAATATCCAAGTGCCAGATGTAGAAGAGGTCCCTAACCCTAATGATGTAGTCATATTAACTAAAGGAGATGAAGAATGATTTTAACTAATAGGTTTATCACTACTAAAAATGGCAATGTTGTACAAGTAGGAGATATAAGCCCTGATATACCAATTATTGATATCAGAGACTTTGAGGTAGTAAAGGGAGTAGTCAGAGTAACAAGGTCAGCATCTGTTATAGGATTTCCTACTCCGCCAATCTCAGTTGACCATGCCAAGATTGCCATAATACAGTTTGTTAGAGAGCAACTTAACTTTAGTTTTGGGGAAGCTAAGGACATAGTCGAGGCAGCCCAAGAAGAATGTGAGAAGGAAAGAGAAGATGAAGGAAGAGGAAAAAACTAATGCAACAATTATCTAACTCACAAACCCAACAGAGTAATGTTCCTAAGAATGAATGGCAGTTGTTAGATGAGATAGGGAGGAAATTGACTAGAACACTTAGTCTCAATAGCCAACTCTATCATCAACATGAGAAGATTGATGATCTCTTAATCCAATCTAAGAATCTCATTAATCAACTCAAATCACTAATGATTAAGAATGGCAAGAAGGAGAGATAAATGCCTAAACAATATGTCTTTATTTGTACAGATAAAGAAAAAAGAGTATATGGAGTATACTCTTCATTAGAACTAGCCAAAGATTCTTGGAGATTATCTTATTACAAGATAACTAAGAACATCGTTTTTCTTGATACTTCACATTCGTCTAACCTACAGATAAGGGAAGGCAAGGACTTCAGAGTAGTAATTCAAGGAATCTGTGATGGACTTATATTAGAGACAGAAGTCTATGACAGAGTAGAGCATCTATAGTTTACACCTTTGATAAAGGAGAGATCAACAATGGTAGATAAAGAAGAGCTAATCAACAAATTCTTTGATTTAGTAGATAAGCTTGTAGATACAGGAAATTCACCTATAGAAATAGGAAAAGACTGGAGAAGAGAACTGTCAAGAGATAGTAGATTTACTGGTCTACTAGATGCAGCACTTGGTGGGGATAGAGCTGATTTAGCCTCTATATTCGAATTTGGCTATGTACTAGCTAAACTTGAATCTGAAGAACAATCAAAGATTAAACAATAAGTACCTTCAAGAGCCACCTAACTAACAACTAAGTGGCTAAGTAGTTACTTATTAGAAAGGAGGAACTATATGAGACTTTGACAAATACTGTATTTGATTACCTTGTGTCAAATGTACCAAAAATTCCATTGACATCTACTTCATAGTAATGTCATAATGGTTAAATCATGTTAATGAGTCACTTATTAATCAAAAGGAGAAAGTAACAAATGAAACAGATTACAATCAAGGCAACGTTGCCTAAGAATGAGAAGAAAGGTCGGAAAGAAGACAAAACTGCATCACTTAATGTCAACTTTGTTGACGTTGAAGGTGGTGATGTAGCGCTTGCAGAACTGCAGAAGTTGGTAGGAGCTAAGGCCATCCTTAGCAATGCCCTCAGTAACTGGGTGGTTACTGTTCAGGGAACTATCAGGGCTCGCCTGGCAGCCGGCAAAACTCAGCCTGAGATCCAAGCAGAGCTTGGTTCTTTAAAAATGGGAACTGCTGCTGCTAAGGCAGTGGTAGATCCAAAGGCAGCGTTTAGGGCCATGTACATGAGCGCAACACCTGAGGAACGCAAGAAACTCATCGCTGAGCTTCAAGCATAGGTGTAGGTTAAATAAGGTTTCAAATCACCTCAAGAATGTTTTGACAACCAATGCGATTAGGCCCTCCTGGTAATAGTGCTGGGAGGGCTAATTTAAGGGCCTAGGGAGTACGAAGAAGGTAATTGTTAAACAGTTCCATTGAAATTCAATTAATCTCATCAATGTTAGGAGGAAAAGAAAATGAAGTACTACCAAACATCTTGGTTCTGCAGCAAAGAATCCAAACTAATCCCTCATGTAAATGTAGAAGATAAGACCAAAGATAGCACAGGTTGGCCTATTACACTCTATATAAGTGGTAGTGAGAGTACATATGGAAATCCTGACCTTCAAATCTTCATCCAAGATATCTCTCAGTTAGAAAACTTAGTTCTTAGACTTCAATCTGAGCTGACTAAAGCTAAGGAGTTACTCTAATGAGAATCAAAAGAATAGGCAAGTCAAAAGTTCCTACCATAGCACAACTTCAAAGCATGGCCGAAAATCTGAGAAATAAGTTTGATAACTATGCTAGCATAGATCTCTCAGTTAACCACTTTAGAAGTGGCAATACAAGAATAACCTACTCAGTCTGGGTTGCTTCAGATTATTCTCCTCATGCAGGACTTATGTTTGAAACAAACTCCTGGCATAAGTGTCTTGCTAAGTACTACAAACTAATGAAGGCTAATAGTCTTAGTGAGGTACCTCATGTCTGAGTGGCAACGTTGGTCTGGAATTATGAAGTGTGTGCCATTTGAGGAGAAGCGTCTAGCTAAGTGGAATCCTCCTTACATAGTACAGCCAAAGTACGATGGGATTAGATGTAGGGCACTCAAACTGCACACTGTTAGACTAGATATTGAATCCAACTCTAACCACCTTCTCCTCTCAAGTGAGGAGAATCCTATATTCTCAGTTCCTCATCTAAATTCAATCTTGGACAAGCTAAACATCCAAGCAGAGTTAGATGGTGAACTCTACTGTCACGGAATGACTTTTGAGCAGATCTCTTCTATAACCTCCCGCACTGTAAATCTCCATGAAGACTACATAAGAATCCAATATCATGTCTTCGATATAATTAATGAAGAGTGTCAGATTAGACGGACTAAGATCATTGAGAACTTGCGTGGTCTTAGCCCTTGGATCGTGGTCAGTCCATTCTACTTATGCGAGAGTCTAGATGAAGTCCTCAAGGCTTACGACTCTATCATTGCTAAAGGTTATGAGGGAATTATAGTTCGTAACATAGACGCACCTTACGAACGTAAGAGATCAACCTTAGTAATGAAATTCAAGCCTAAGAAAGAAGACGAATATGTCATCACTGGATTTAAAGAAGAAATTGACGCTTCAGGAACTCCTAAAGATACTCTCGGCGCACTCACTTGCATCAGTGGCGACGGAAGTACATTTAACGTCGGAACAGGTTTTAGTGATGAGAGAAGAAAACAGATCTGGGAAGGTAGAGATCTCATCATTGGACAAGTTGCAGTTGTAAAGTATCAACACATTAGTTCAGCAAACAAAGTGCCTAGATTCCCTGTGTTTGTTGAGATAAAGGTGAGAACATGAATGAAGATGAGGAAGATATAATAGATAGACAATCTAAGATTGTTATAACTGATCATACTACAGTTATGATGATTCATGTTAGAGCTCTCGCAGCTCATTGTGAGTGCCTAGGAATGAATGCTGAAAACTGCTTCATGATGCAAGTTAGGCCAGATTCTGCTCCTCCCTACTCAGATGTTCACTACTTTGAAGTAATGAAGAAGTGGAACCTTATCGATGAGAAAGGAGAACCACTTATATGAAAGAATTCCTTCGTGACTGGCTAGAGACCATCCTCTATGGCCGGCCAAAGTATATTGAAATAGATAGACTCCAACCAACTGAAATAAACTTAGCTGTAGGAGCTAAGGTTATTGAGTATGTTAAACTAATAGGTTATCAACCGACTCTGAATATAAGTAACGAGAGGCAAAAATGAAAGGCAAAAAAGAAAAGAAAATAAGAAAGCAGACAGTAGTCTGGACTACTAGAGATAAAGTAAAAATTAGAGTTTGTGACATGAGTGATAGTCATCTTCAAAATACTATAGATCTTTTAGAGAGACGAGCTAAGTCGAAGTTAAGCAACCTAATTAACTTCTACATTTGCTGTCCTCAGCCTAACGGAGAAATGGCCCAAGATGCCTTTGACGGAGAGTTTGACAGGTTGATGGATGCTAACTGGGCTGTATTTCTACCAGAAATCTACGAAAACTTAAAACTAGAGCAAGAGAGGAGAACTAAAAATGAACGAGCGTAAATTCTTTATCGCAGGAGTACAACATAGGCCTGGTGCTGCAGACGTTATTAGGGAACTGTCAGAGGGTGATGAACTAGTGTTAGTTCCAGAGCCAGACAACAAGTTCGATCCTAATGCGGTTAAGATTGAACTTCAGATTGAGGGACAAGATGCGAAATTCCTTGGTTATGTGCCTAAGAAATTCTCAGCTGAGGTAGCTGCTGCTTTGGAAGTAGGTAAAGATGAGCTGGAGTGTGTAATTACTAAAATCAACAAGAATGGTAAGACTTACGAAATGTGTGAGGTAGTTATCAAACCAGCTGCAGATGACAATGAAGAGTATGATGATGAAGAACCTTGTCCCATCTGTGGTGAGGATTCTGACTCCTGCACTTGTGACCCAGCAGATAAGGAGTTCTAATGTCACACTTTGTGTTTTGTTCTGAGTGCGGTACCAAGCTTAATATCTACCGTAGGGCTCTACCTAAGTACAATACCATAATAGAGCTAGTTCCTTCCCACATCTGCTCTGAGGAGCCTGTGGAAATAGACCTTACTATCAACCCTATCCCTCTTGAATCTATCAAGCCAGTGGGAAAGTTTGCTAGTAAGCTCCACAAACTTCAGCCTCCTCCTAAATCATTACCTGACGGAATAGCAATACCTACAGAACCTGGAGATCGTAGACCTAAGGATGTAGTAAAGTCTATAGCTCCGCAGGGAATATTAGATGCGATTAAGAAGGACAATGAGCCTCCTCAATCAGACTTGGAGTAGTTATGAGTCGAGTATACATAGTCAACAAATCCTTCCATGATTTTAAGGAAGCAGAGTCCTTTGGAGAGATAATCTATCTCTCTGAAGGCTCTATAAATCGCTACGAAGTCAACAATATGGCTAGGCAGTTTGAGCTTAGGTTGAAAGAGTCTAAGCCAACTGACTACATTGTTCTCTGCTCATTTAGTGCAATGAGTGCTATTGCTTGTAGCATCTTTGCTACTAAGCATAAGAAACTAAATTTATTACTGTATAGGCATGGAAGAGGTTATGTAGAAAGGAATATAGTGTTATGAACTCACTTTGTATTAAGGTGGAAGGTCTACTAGGTCATGACATTGAAGAAGTCTGCAAAGACATGTGTAGACTAGCCAAGCACCTATCTTTGATGGTAGAGACAGACTTCAACAAAGTACAACTATTAGCTACAGAGAACTCCGACCCAGCTGAGTTAGCACAGTGGTATAGAGAGCAAACAAAACATACTACTTGACATTGCCTACATAGGTATGTTACAATGTACAATTACAACAAGTTCTATTGAAATCCAATTGAACTAAAAAATGAAAGGAATATAAGATATGATAACTGAACGAACCTTACGGCAGTGGAGAAGAGATGCCCTAACTGGAAGGATGAACATAGCAAGTGCTGACCCAGCTAGACCTGAATCTATAAATGAGACTATCTTATTCATAGATGAACTCAATCAACGCATTCTTCGTCTGACTCAGGAATTACTAGACCAACACTTAATGAGGAAAGGGTAAGGCTATGGACATCTTTCAATATATAGACTTTGTCAAAGAAAGATTAAAGGAGCTTCATGAGAAGGGTGATAAGGAAGAAGCTTGTCGTATTACACTAGTTCTTATTCAGGCTCTTAAAGATAAAGTAATAGAGTGGGGAGGTAGACCTTGACACTATCTCTAACTCCTCACCCTGAATGGGACATCCTTGATAGCTCTAAACTTGACGACTATCTAGCATGCCCTCGTAAGTTTTTCTACACTCACATCCTCGGATGGCGCCTGGACCAGCCAGCTCATGATCTGTACTTTGGTTCAGCCTGGCACATTGCTCGTGAGCATCAACTCCTCTACGGATACTTTGACGTGGACGGAGCTATGGCCAAGTTCATGTCCTACTATAGAAAAGAATTCTCAGAAGAAACTGACTCAATGTACGCACCTAAGACTCCAACTGGAGTCCTCAATGCATTGCTGAAGTTCGCCCAAGAGCGTGGCTCTGACTTACTCGACAACAGAGTAGTAGAAAAAGATGGTGTCAAGCTTACTGAAATCTCTGGCACTGTCCCTGTTGATGAGAAGCGAGTTCTCCACTACAAAATGGACTCTCATATGGAGCGTATTAGTGATGGTAAGATCTTCTCCTGGGATCATAAGACTACCAGTGAGAAATACATCAACGGTGATCAGTGGTCTTCTCAATTCTACCTCTCCATCCAGAATGGAACTTACACTCACTGCCTCTACTGTCAATATCCTATTGAGCAAGTTCTCGGTGTAGAATTTGATGGAGTAGGCTTTGCATATCTAAGTAGAGGCTCTAGTCAGCGCTCTGCTGGCTACCATGCTACTCTGCGCAGAGTCCCTGCATTTAAGACTCCAGACCAGATGTCTGTCTGGCTTTGGAATGTCCTTGACATTTTCAATAACATCGAGCGTGACATGGACAGATTACATCACTGTAGTGACAGTGATTCTGTCATGCAAGCATTTCAACTAAATCCTAAATCATGCTCTGAGTATAGAGGCTGTCCTTACCATGACTTCTGTATGTCCTGGATTAACCCACTTCGTAGGTGTGGAACTCCTCCTTTAGGATTTAGAGAAGAATTCTGGAATCCATCAACTATTGAATCTACTATTAAGAAAAACTTGGAGTGGCCAAAGTGACTAAATCTCAAGATTGGGCTAGAGAAAGATGCTGGCATAACAAAGGATCACTAGCTGGAATCATAGTAAGAATATCACAGATAGCTAGTAGTGATAGTACTCTTGACACTGAGTATAATAAACTACTGACTGCCAATGATTATCTTCAAAGGGTATTAGATCAGTGGAATTCTAGAAAAGATGAATCAAAAAGCCAGTATCTATCTAGGAGAACTTGTAAATGACCTACGACTACCGCAATGAACTTCAAAGAGTAATCACTTACTACAGAGGCGACCAACTTCAAAAACGCTTCAGTGCTCTAATCTGTGGAGAATCTGGAGCTGGCAAGACTTTCCTACTCAGGTCTTGTCGTCGGCCTATTCATGTAGACTCCTTTGATCCAGGCGGGACTAAATGTCTAAGTAAGTGGATAGAGTCTGGTGACATAGTTGCTGATACTCAGTGGGAAGGTGAAGATCCAAACTCTCCTGACCGCTTTGCTAGGTGGAAGAGGGCTACTGAACTTAGGCTCCAAATAGGTTACTTTGATCACTTTGGAACTTACTGTCTTGATAGTGCAACTTCCTTTACCAACTCTGCAATGTACGGTCAGACTAATGGAGCTGTACCAGACTGGGGAAAGGACTATGTCCCAGTCAAACAAGACATAACTATCTACTTAACAAAGTTAATGTCCTTACCTTGTGACTTCATCTTAACAGGTCACTTGGATAAGCAGATCAAGCTCATAGCTTACGACAAGAAAACTGGAGTCAGGTCTGAGGAAGTAAAGTATCGTTTCTTAACTATAGGCAAAGCGTCTATCACAATACCTATGTTATTTGATGAACTTTATGTCCTCAAGACTATCGAAACTGCGAGTGGTTTAGAAAGGAGGATAGTAACAGAGGCTCAAGGTGAATTTCAGGCCCGTTCACGTCTAAAAGGTTCTGGGATTCTTGAAGTAGAAGAACCTGCAGACATTAAAGCTCTTCTCAAGAAAATAGGCCTCAGTTGGGAAGATAAGGAAAAGTTAGACTTTACAATTCCTAAGGAGGAGGAATAAGTCTCATTGAATTTCAATTGATCTAATGTTAGTAAACAAGGACTCAACTTTTAACCATAAAGGAGAACAATAGCATGTGTCCATTAATAGATTTTAGTTCTATGGAGAAGGAAATAACTAGTGCTCCTGCTCCTCGTATTCTCGACAAAGGAACCGAAGCAGAAATTCGAATCATCGGAATTAATGAAGGAGTCAGCGACAAGAATGGAGCTCGCTGGTTCATGCCTCGCTTTGATGTTCCTAAGGATCCCACGGTCATTGAATTTAACACCTTTTTCTTCAATCCTCTTGACAACTCTAAGCTGGATGAGAAGCAGAGGCAGAAGAATAACTTCAACTTCCAGCAGTTTGCTAAGTGCTTTAAGATTGATCTGTCAAAGCCATTTGCTCTTGAAGATCTTATATCTAAAAAAGGCTGGGCTATTCTTGGTGTTCAGCGAGATGAGCAGTATGGAGACAAGAATAGTATTTCTAAGTACATAGTCAGCCAGGGTGACTCAGCTAAGAAAGCTGTAGATCCTAACTACTAATTGACTTTCCTAAGGTTGTCACGATAAACTATCGGGTAAGGTAGATCCTGTGCGAGACCACCCGAGACCTTAGGAACTAAAAGGACCAAGATGAAACCAGAAGAAATAGTAAACATCTTCACCTACCACAAACCTTTTGGAAATCAAGCAGAAAGGTATGAGAGGTTAAGATATGTGGCTAGATTGGCACTCACAAATCTCCAGCAGTCTATCATGTGGGCTAATGCTTCAATAGCTATTAACGAGAAGGATCCCAATGACTAACGAAGATTTCTTAACAGAACTAGAATCCTCTTTTAATCGAGCTAAGAGAACCTTAGCATCTAAAGCAAAAGTCTATGCCCAAAATGCAGATAGACTTGAAAACTTCAAATGTGCAGCTGGTGCTCAGAACATTAATCCTGTGGAGGCCTTAGTAGGAATGATGTCTAAGCACTATGTCTCTGTCTGTGTAATGGCTAAGAATCCAACTAGCCACTCAATCAAAGAATGGGATGAGAAGCTTGGCGACTTACGAAACTATGTATTGTTAGCTGAGGCGCTCATCAGGGATATTGGAGTAGTCTAAATACCAAGAGGAGGTCTCTATGAACTGGGATACTTATTTTCATAAACTCTGTGAATCAGCAGCAGAAAAATCTCCCTGTTTATCTCGTAAGATAGGTTCATTAATAGTAAGGGAGAATTCTATCGTATCTACCGGATTCAATGGACCTCCTCGTGGTGTCCCTCACTGTGGACATGAACGCTGGATGAAAGATGAAGAGCTCACAAAGATAGCTCATATGCTAGAAGCAAAAGATCTTGTTAATAGAGTCAACAACACTTGTCCACGTAGAATACTAGGTTATTCCTCTGGCACTCACATGGAGTTGTGTACAGCTCAGCATGCAGAAGAGAATGCAGTAAGTAATGCTGCTAGAAATGGTGTTAGTGTGCTAGGCTGTACTCTCTATATTAACTGCATCATCCCTTGCCAGAAGTGCTTTGGTACTTTAATAAACGCTGGTATTATAGAAATAGTAGTTGATCGCATTGATAGTTACGATAAGTACACCAAGTTCCTCATGGATAATTCTAAGATCAAAATAAGGGAGTTCAACTATGTCTGAAAAAGAATACAAACCTCGCTTCATCTTTGAGATGACAGAAGATGAAAAACTAAGGAGTGATAAATACCTTGGTCAATTCGGTATTCGTAAAGCCATCTTCCAGCCTATCTTAGATGATGTATTAGATATGATAGAGAAGCATGGTGATAAGTTTATTGGTGTCTTAGTTAGTGGCTTGGTTAAACCAAGAGAAGTAATTCAATCTCTTAACAGAGCTAACAGAGTATCAGAGGAGATAGAGAGATGATATGTCCTAGATGTGGAGGATCTGGTCATTTAGCTGACTATAAGTGGCTAAGAGAAGAGAGACTAAAACACAAAATTTCTCTTGGGTCTATGGCATCTATGTTGCAGATATCTCCAGGCCATCTTAGTAGAGTTGAGAGAGGAATTAAGACTTTATCTTCTAGACTAAATACTTTATTCTATAATGTCCTAAATGATGTAAGAGCACATAACATAGAGGTTAATAATGGCTAACCTAGATGACTTAAACAACCCTTCCATCACTAGCATGACTATAGATGAGAGCCTAGAACGTATTCGTCAGATACGTTTAGCTAGACGTACTCCTCCCAAGTCAACTACTACTCGCACTACCAAAACTTCATCAACTAAGAAAGTAGATATAAGTACTCTAACTGACAAAGATAAAGAAGAACTATTAGCATCACTGCTAGGAGACTAAAGATGACTATTGAAGTTGGCAAAGTTGGAATGATTCCTATTAACAAAGTAATTGTAGGTGAGAGAGCTCGTGAAGTAATGGGTGATATAGAAGGTCTCCGTGACAATATGAAGGAGTCTGGTCTAATCTCTCCTCTTGCAGTAAAAGACAACCATGATGGGACTTATCTACTTCTCGCTGGTGAACGCAGGTTCGTAGTACTCATGTCTGAGGAAAATACAGAAATCCCAGCTCGTATTTATGATAGAGATCTATCTCTTCTTGAAATGAAAGTTATTGAGAAGTCAGAAAACTTCTTTCGTAAAGACATGGAATACTATGAATTTGATAGACTAACACTAGAAATCCACAACATGAATCAGGAACTCTACGGAATCAAGCCTCCAGGGCCTAACCAAGAAGGTTGGAGCACTAGTGACACTGCTGAAATGGTAGGACTTAAGTCTCAAGGAGATGTAAGTCGTGCTATTGCAAGAGCTAAAGCCCGCGATGCTTATCCTGAGCTATTCCAGAATTGCAAAACAGCAGATGATGCATCTAAGCTAATTAGCAAGGTGAGTGAAGCTGCTGTTAGACAGCAGATAGCACAGACGTTAGAAACTCAGACTGCCAATATAGACCTACAACACCTAAACCAAGCTTACAACCTAAAGGACTTCTTCGAGGGAGTCAAGTCAATCCCTGATGGAATAATGCACTTGGTAGAGATAGACCCACCTTACGGCATTGACCTAACCAAGCAGAAAATGAAAGATGGTGAATCTCAGTATGACCTTAATAGTTATAATGAGATAGACTCTACAGACTACAAATCATTCCTTCATAAGCTCTTTCGTGAGTGCTATAGGGTGATGGCACCTAACTCCTGGCTCATCTGCTGGTTTGCTCCTCAGCCATGGTTTGAGACTGTATATCAAGAAATCTTGGCACCAGGCCTCACTACCACTAGAATGTGTGGTATCTGGGCTAAAACTGGCTCAGGACAAAACATGAATCCTACAATAAGACTCTCAAACAACTATGAGATGTTCTTCTACGCATGGAAAGGTCAACCTGTCCTAAACATGGCTGGGAGGTCTAATGTCTTTCATTACGCTCCAGTAAATCCACGTGAGAAGACTCACCCTACTGAGCGCCCAATAGAGTTAATGAAAGAACTCTACGATACCTTTGCATTTCCTGGATCTCGTGTTCTCATTCCATTCTTAGGTTCAGGTAATGGTCTGTTGGCTGCTACTCAGCTTGGTATGTCAGCTATTGGATTTGAACTCAGTAAAAGCTACAAGGATTCTTTCTTAGTCAAAGCAAACCTAATGTTGCAGAAATGAGGATAGGATGAAAACATTTCTAATTTTTATTCTAGCTCTTTACATAGTAAGGTCACTATTAAAAGTTGGATTCTTAATATCAGCAACTTATCCAAGAACTATGAGGTATTCTAAGGTAGACGATTTAGTAATGGCATTAGAATATCTAGCAATGGCTATCTGGATAGGAGTACTACTGTCTAATTTAAAATAGATTTATTGAATTCCAATTGATCTGGAGGTTAGCCACTCAATGAAAAGAACATACGTTCCACCCTGGGGCAATGAAAGTGCTACTCTCGCTGTCTGCGGTGAGCAACCTGGTATAGATGAAATCCGTGGCAATCCTCCTCGCCCATTCATCGGTCAGGCTGGAAGAGTCCTTGATGACATCTTAGTAATGACTAAGACTTTAAGAAGTAGTCTATGGATAACTAACGTCATTAAGGACCTAGACGCACCTCTTGCCCATTATATAAACTTAGACTTTAAAAAGCATAAGTTTACTATATCAGAAGAAGGAATGCTTTATATCAAAGAACTAGGTCAAGAGCTTTGTAGTATGCATCTCAATTGCATAGTAGCTCTTGGCAACGTTCCTTTAATCGCCCTCTGCAACCGCATGGGGATAGGTAAGTGGAGGGGTTCTGTTCTTGAAAGTGAACTAGTTCCAGGACTAAAGGTAATTCCTACTTACCACCCAGCTACAATTCTCCCACCTAAATTCAACTGTCTCAATAAACCTATAATAGCTGACGACATAGTAAAAGCTAAGTCAGAAAGTGAGTTCCATGAGATCAGAAGAATTCCTCGTAATATCTACATCAGGCCATCTTTTGAAGAAGCAAAGTCTTACCTCAATCATTGTTATGAGGTTGGACTTAGAGGACAAACTATCTCCGTTGATATTGAAGTTATTAATGGCGAAGTTGATTGCTTCTCTGTTGGCTGGAGTATTAATAACTCAGTCTCAATCCCTCTTCGATACTCACAGGGAGACTACTTCACTCCTGATGAGGAACTCGAGATCATGTTACTCCTTGCTAGAATTATTGAAGATAGGAGGATTGCTAAAATAGGTGCTAACTTCATCTTTGATCTTCAGTTCTTCTTTCGCAAGTATGGTATTAGACCTCGTGGTGTTCTTAACTGCACTCAGATTGCACAGAAGATTTCATTCCCTGACCTTCCCGCCGGATTAGATGCTGTAACTACCATGCACACAGATATTCCTTACTACAAGGAAGATGGTAAGAAGTGGATGAAGATGCAGGCTGGGTCCTGGGATACTTGGTGGAACTATAATGGCATGGATTCTATAGTCCCAGTTGAAGCGTTTCCTAAACAGTTAGACGTTCTTAGAAAACAGAACAACTTTGACACCTACGAGCGTCAACGTAGGCTTATTGAGCCTCTTCTCTATATGGGAGAGAGAGGCATCCGCATAGATGCCCAAGGAATGCTTGCTTATCAACAAGAGCAGCAGAAGAATCTAAATGAGCTAGCTGACCAACTTAACCATGAAGTAGGTTACGACATAAACTATAACTCTCCAGCTCAGTTAATGAATTATTTCTACAAAGACTGTGGAATTAAACCTTATAAGAAGAAAAACAACGCTAATGAATATAAGGAAACTTCTGACGTAGATGCTCTCAAGCGCATCTTTCGTCTTGGAGTTAAAGGTTCTCAAGCTGCACGTCTAATGTTAGACATTCGCAGTTTGAGTAAACGTATCTCAACTTATCTTGACTTAGGAAAGGTTGATCCAGATGGACGCTATAGGTCGAGCTATAAACCAGTTGGTGCCGAAACTGGACGGTTGTCGTCAGGTGAAACTATCTTTGGTACTGGAGGGAACCAGCAGAACTGGCCGCATGATCTACTTCGTTTCTTCCTCGCAGACGAAGGATATATCATCTACTCACTTGACTTATCTCAAATTGAGAACCGTATTGTCGCTTATGTTGGAGGAGTTATTTCGCAAATCGAGGCATTTGAAGCCGGAATCGACCTCCACAGACTCACAGCCTCAATCATCTTCAGAAAGCCCTATGACCAAATATCAGCTGTAGATGGATCCTCAACCCTAGGTGATGGTAGGCAAAGTGAACGCTACTGGGGGAAAAAAGGAAATCACGCTATAAACTACGATGTTGGTTATAAGACTTTTGCCTTAAAGAATGAAATACCTGAAGGTGAATCAAAGTATCTTCTAGAGACAATCCATAGAGGCTATCCTCAAATTAGAAACGGGTATCAAGTAGTTGTCAAGAATATGTTACTTAAGGATAGAACAGTGACTAACTTACTTGGTAGATCAAGGCTATTTCTAGGTCCTATCTTTCAAGATAGATTCACTCCTCAAAGCATCTGTGATAATACTTACAGAGAAGCCTTTGCTCAGCTTCCTCAATCTACAGTAGCTGATAAGATGAACGAGGATGGAGTTGAGTTTGTTTACTATAGACAAGACCTATTCAAGCCACTTGAACTCCTAGCTCAGCTTCACGACGCTATTACATTTCAAGTACCTATATCTCTCCCATGGATTGAGCATGCTAGAATGATTCTGTTAATAAAGAATAACCTAGAAAAATCACTCACTTGGCATGGTCAGGAGATAAAAACTCCAGCTGATCTATCAATAGGTCTTAACATGTGTAAGGAACAAATGAAAGAATTTAAAAGTAAATCTATCCCAGGAGATGTAAATCTACTGGCTGAGAAATTGCAGGAGGTTTATAATGAGATTAGTAAAGCCAAGCTACAAAATTGAAGAACACACCCCTGTTGGATTTATAGAAGATGTAGGTAGAGTATGCTATAAGTCAGAGGAGAAAAAGACTCCTTATAGCTTAGCTGAGTTCGTAGCAAAGATAATTGCTAACGAGCATGAGTCTGTACTTGAGCACTCGTCTATGACAGTTAGATTCATCTGTGACCGAGGAGTTTCACACGAATTAGTTAGACATAGACTTGCCTCCTTTAGCCAGGAGTCTACAAGGTATTGTAATTATAAAGGAGGAGTTACTTTTATTATTCCTCCTTGGGTAGGTGTTATAGAGGGTTGTTATTCTAGAACTGCAATAAGACTTAGTAATATCGGAGATTCTATATGGTTCAACAGTCTTATTGCATCAGAAAAAGACTATTTATGTCTATTAAATTACCACAGTTGGACTCCTCAACAAGCACGTGCAGTTCTTCCAAACTCTCTTAAAACTGAGATAGTAGTAACAGCAAATTTTAGAGAATGGCGTCACATATTTAAACTTCGTACTGCACCAGCAGCACATCCTCAGATGCGTGAGTTAATGATTCCTTTATTAAGTGAATGTAAGCGACTAATTCCGGTAATCTTTGATGATATTAAAGGAGAATAACTATGACATTCGAAGAGATAGAAAAGAAAGTAATTGAGTGGGCAAGTGATAGAGCTATACTAGCAAGCTCAAACTCTGATCATCAAATTGAAAAGCTATATGAAGAATTCATAGAGTTGGAGTGTGCAATTAGTAAATATGACTATGCTAATACTATAGACTCTATTGGAGATATGCTAGTAGTGCTTACTTTAATATCTTTCTTCAGTAATGTAGATCTAAAACATTGCTATGAGACAGCCTACAATCAAATCAAAGATCGCCGCGGTAAGATGGTTGATGGACTATTTGTCAAAGAATCTTAATATGGACCTACTCACATGCCTGAAGACAAACGTAACCTCTCAGATTGGATCTCTGGTTTCATGTCCCTTACAGAAGATAGTGAACCTCCAATCCTGTATCGAAAATGGACTGCTATCTCAACTATTGCATCTGCACTACAGAGGAAAGTAAAGCTTGACTTTGGTCTTTCACTAACTATCTATCCAAACTTTTACATTGTTCTAGTTGGTCCATCTGCAACTGGTAAGGGAACAGCTATGAGCTTTGCTAGTGACATAATCTGTCAGGTTCCTGCTATCAGACTAAGCGCCCAGGCTACATCCCTTCAAGCACTTATTAGGAGGATGAAGGAGACTAATCTAACAGACCTTGATGTAGAAAGTGGTAAGCAGATCTTCCACTCCTCACTAACAATATTTAGCAATGAGTTTACTGTATTCCTAGGCTACCATAACAGAGAATTAATAAGTGCTCTCTGTGACTGGTATGACTGCCATAAGAGATGGCTTTATGAAACTATCAAAAGGGACAAAGAAGAAATAGTTGGAGTCTGGGTTAATATCTTGGCAGGCACAACACCTGACAACATTCAGAGTTCCCTACCTATTGAAGCCATAGGTGGTGGTTTGACATCTAGAATAATCTTCGTCAATGAGGAGAAGAAAAATAAACTAGTGATCTTTCCAGGCCTCACTGTTGAACAGTTAGAACTTCAAACATTGTTAGTTAGGGATCTTGAACAAATAGCTCTAATGAGTGGTGATTTCAAATCTACTACTGACGCTATGGCTTTCTACCATGACTGGTGTGTAGATGCTGATAAGAATCCTCCATTTCAAGATAAGAAATTCGACGGGTATAATGGAAGAAGGCGTCATCATCTACTAGCACTAACTATGATCTGTAGTGCTTCACGTAGTAATAAACTAATAATCCTAAAGCCTGATATTGAAAAGGCTGCTCAGATGCTGGCTGAGGTAGAAGTCAAAATGGGGACTGTGTTTAGAGGAATAGGTAAATCTGATATCTCAGCTCTCATGAATGATGCTATAGTGTTCTTCGCTAACTCATCCACACCTGATGTTCCACTGTGGATATTCTATAGGAGGTTTGAAGGTGACGTTGACAAGTTTATGATTGACCGCTTGCTAACAACTCTTGAAACTGCCAAATACATTCAAGTTATTAGAAAGCCAGGAATGGACACTATGATTCATATACTACCATTACAAGATATGAAGGAGGAATAATGAAAACTAATAAGAAATACAGATTCCCACATGATGCTCCACTGCCTCAGGTGGACAGTAAGGAAGCTGAGCTGACAGCGGCACAGGAGCGCGTCCTGGAGTTGGAGGAGGCGGCAAGAAATCTGTTAGATCAGCTAAACAAAGTTACTTCAAGCAGGGAATATGTTTCTGTGTGGGCGATATATCAGATTCACGGCGGCAAGTACACAGGCCCACAATACGGTGAAGAACTAAAGAAGCTCTCTGCGCTGCTCAAAGGGGGGGAGTGATATGAAATGTCCTAAGTGTCAGAGTAAAAATTGTCATCAGTTTGAGGGCGCTAATCACTGTGATCATTGCGAGTGTCATTGGACCAACTGGCAGCAGGAGAAGATCACCCGCCTGCGTGCTGCACTTGAGAAGATAGCTAATATTGTCGAAACAGAGAATACTTATGCAGATGGGCATAAGTTTGACTGTGAAGACCGTGCTTACTATGATGGATTAAGATTCTGTGCCGCAATTGCCTACAAGGCACTGGAGGAATAAATGAAACTATTACCTTTGTTAGTCTTACTATTCTCTTTACCTTGTCTAGCTCAAGAACAAAAGAAACATCCAGACTGGCCTTATCGCATTAGCCAAGGCATCCTCATAGGTGGGGCTGCCTTTGATTTTATTAGCTCTGCTCCTACCAAACACACGAGAGAAGCAACAGCTATGGGTAACAATAGATGGACTCAACTCGGAATGATTGGAGGGACTACTGCTCTAACCTTCTGGATGACCCATAGTGCACATAAGTCAGACCATCGTAAGGCTGCTATCTGGGGAAACGTTGTACTTGGAGGAGTTCATATAGGAGCTGCCTGCTGGAATGTTTCACTGACTATGAGGTTGGATTAGTCCAATTGAATTTCAATGGATCTATTTCATTCTCAGCTTATTCAACTCTTTCTTAAACTCAGGTGTTAGGATTCCTCCCATTCTACTAACCTGTCTCTCTTCATTAAAGAGCTGAGCTTTACCTGCCTTATCTAACTTGTTAAATCTATAAAGGTAAAACTCAGCTCTTGCTTCAACAGTAGGTAATCCCTTCATCCTCATCCAGAATGATAAATTAGGAAGACCCTTAGCAGCCTGTGCAAACTTGAATTCTTCCTTCATTCTATCTCTAACACTCTTATCATTGTGAGAGTAAATAAAGTCCATTACTTCCTTATAACTAACACTCTTATCAATGAACCCTTCAACTCTCATATCTAGGTTTCTATTCTCAGTAAACACTTTCAATGTATTCTCTTGCTCTATCTCACTAGCCTTACCTTGATACTGTGAGTAAGGATTAGTCAAACCTATAAACCTTCTAAGCCCAGTAGTCTTACTCAACACTTCTGCTAAGTGTCTTTCTTTCTGCACCTTAGGCATATCACCGAATGCCTTCTCATACGCACCGCCTACCAAGTCACCCCACATAGAGTTGGCAACTAACTCATTAACCACATACTTAGTCCTCTCAGGTGATAGCCCAGTTACAGCACCTATGTCTTTATACGCAGAGGATGTTTTAGAAGTATACTCTTCCTTACTCTGTGGATAGCTAAATGTCTTATCAGTCTGCTTCCAGATATCCTCATTCTTCCAGAAGTCCTTATTCATCATATAGCCTAACGCACCACTAAGTGTTGGTGGGAGGCTGGATATTCCAACCGGTGAGACTTGTCCTAGCGCATTAACAGTTCCATCAACATCTATTTCCTCACCTAACCATTTGTCAGTAGTAGCCTCTAGAAACTTCTTAAAAAACTTCTGCCCTGGATCTAGTGGAATCTTAAAATAAGGATACCTAATCTGCCCTTTCTCATCCTCAAACCCAAATTGATCTCCAAGAGGTATGATTAAGTTATTCTGTCCAGCTAAGTCATTCTTAACAGCCTCAGCTGTTTTAGGAGAGTTATTCTTAGATGCTAAATAAATCCCTATAACAACAGAGCCAAATTGCATAAGTTTGAATGTGCTCTGGAGGCCAGTCCCTCCTTTAAACGACCTTAGCAATCCTCTAGTCCCAACTACTGATGCATTAAGATAAGGAATAACATTGTCAGCAGTCTTAGTAAACCATCCACCTTGAGCAAAGTCCATATAATCACGAGCTGCAAAGGTTGCCTCCTGTGCACTCTTGCCTTTTCTAAGAACTCTCTCCCTAATAGCCAACCTAGTTAGTACCTCAGAAGTCTCTCCAAAATAACCTAGCACATTATAGACCTTTTCAACAGGCCCCTCTAAATGCAGCCCCTTCTGAAACGGTCTAGCTTGGTGTACTAGAAAGTCCATCCCTCCACCGTCATTGATGTAGTCATTCCATCTACCTTTTCTCATTACTGAATCACTAAATACTGTTGCTAGGTCTCTTCCCATCTGCCCCATGAAGACTGGTAATACAGGACTATATACTGAAGTCCACTTCCCATTCTCAAACGTCCTAGCTGCAAACCAAGAGTGCATTATGTCCCTAGGTAGATTAGCCAATGCAAAGCTCCACTCAATACCAGTGGCAAAGGTTCTAGTTACATTGGATAGACTCCCAATCCTAAGCATCCTAGCTAATTGAGGAGTGATGTCCCTTGAAGTATTAATCCATTCCTTACTCATCTCTGGTGACAGCCAGATGCTCTTCCTTTCTCCAGCCTCATAGACAAAGAACCTAGTAAATCCACTAGGAATCTTTCCTTCATTTTCCTTAGTCCTAACAAACATGTTGTTAGGGTCAGACCTAGCTAGATCAAGCAAGGCCTTGTTAGCCCTGTTATTCATGATTCTACCATAGGCTCTATTAAATGTCTCTAGTGCCATAATCTCTGACGATGGTTCATAGATGTCAGACTCTTGACCTCTAGCTAGTCTCTCAATTCCTGAATCATAGATAGTCCTCTTCGAATCACTTAGTGTCTCATTCTTCTTATCAAGTATACTAGCTAGTGTCGTAGGACTATCAACAGTTCCTATGCGCCTATAGTTATGTGACACTAAGTCACTGTATTCCTTCTCACTAATCAACCCTCCATCAAACATTTCCTTAAGTGGTTTCTTCATCCACTCAAAGTATGCTTTAGTAGCATTCTGCAACTGGAGTGCCCTCTCAGGTGACAGACCATACCTTTTCTCAAATGTCTGTAGTATTAAAGATGAGGTCTCAGGATCTTGTCCTTCTGGGAATTTAAACTGTTTACTATTCTTATACTTTCCTATATCTACCATTCTAGTTGCAAGTATAAGTTTATCAAGGACAGCCTTCTCAGACTTAGAAAATCCACTATAGACTTCCTTCCTCATCTGATGTAGTGCAGCTGATGCTCTAGCAGAAGCACCCTTGGAGAGATACATTCTTTGAATTATATTATAGCCCTTGTCACCTAACTTGTCTAGCAAGTCAACTCTAATGTTTCCTGACCTGTCAAGGATAGCTCTATTAAATTCCTCTTTGAAGGCCTTGCCTACCTTAGACAAGTTCAATGCTTTCATTTCATGAGCTTTGTCAAATGCTTTGTCGAATAGATCTAAAGAAGCCTTAGCAGCTTCAGCTAGTTTATCTAATGGAACTCCGGAGTAAAGAGTAAATCCTTTCTGAGCTTTAGCTTTGAGAGGAGAGACGGAGATGGAAGGAACGGACACATTACCTCTAGCCTTTGCTATTTCAGCTATAGCTTGTGCTTCAGGTTCATTGCGATAGTTCTCTCCAAAGTCAGGACTTGTCTTTAAACTAATAGTAGTATCTTCAACCTTCCCTCCTAACTTCTTCGCTACATTGTGGAGATCTTGATCGTAGAGTTTGCGAAGACCTTGGCCACCAAGATTTAAATCTTGTCCTGTATAATCAGCAGACTTTCCATTCTGTATATCAGATATAGCCTTACTTGCCAACTCAACTCCAATATGCTCTGCTAATCCCTTTTCTGTTAAGCCGTTTCTATCAAACCTAATATCATTGTTGCTATCCCTAGCTTGTAACCAATAGCCATATTTATCTTGACCTATAGATACATCATTATAAGTTCCACCTAGTGAGTATCTCTTCGCCTGCATCTCTCCTGTAGTCCACGCTACCTTATCATACCCATTGTCTATAGCATACTTAATCGCCCGCTTCATCCCAATCTCACGTATTCGCTTGCGTAAAGACTCAGGCATCTTAGCTTGATTTTCTTGAGAAGGACCTTGGAGTTCTTCGAGGAAGAGGACTTTAGAGACTCTCTGTCCACCTTGCTTCTCCATTAGCTTAAATGGTTGCCCTTCTTGATATTCATAGATTTGTCCATCTTTAGCTTGAAAAGATTTACCATTAGGATCAGGAGTATATCTATCATTCATCCTAAGTCTAACAATAGGATTTTCTATGTCTGAGTAGTCAGAGTGACCATCTTGCCAAGAATTAGGCCTAGTTCTATAAGGGTCTCTATATTCAAACTCTGCTGATAGTTCAGCTTGTCTACTAGGTTTAAAATTCTCCCACTCAACATCAGATATTCCAAAGTATCTCTTAATATCAGATACAGCTATACCAGGATCCTTTAATATATCATTAGGAGCCGTCACAAACAACTCTCTATAATTACTCCCTCCAGGCTCCTGATAGGTTTTAAACTTGGGACTCTGATATTGAGAACTAGCATTAGTAGTTTTCCACTCTACTTTTTCCTGAGTAGTAAGATCTTGCTCAGACCAAGTATTTCCATACTTCTCATTCATTCTTGCTACAAACTTATTATATTCAGTGAGATTTTCTGGCTCTCCTAACACTACATCCTTAAACTCCACCGTCCCTTCATCTATCTTCCTCAACACCTCCTCTTTAGTATAAGTCTTACCATCTTCCAGTAACTCATCTAGGTTTACAGTCTTCCACTCATCCTGAGTACTCCCTTTCCTCAGTGTAGCCTTAATCTGTTGCCCACTAGCTTTATTCCCTAACTTCTCTTCAGCATAGGTCCTAAGTGCTGAGTACCAATCCTTCATTATCCTACCAGCTTCATCTAGTGGAAGACCAAAGTTTAAACTAGTCCTTGTTCTCCTTCTCCTACTAAATCTCTCAGTAACTGCCTGATCCTCAGATTGTTCCTGGATCAACTTATCAAGCTCTGATATCTCAGGTTTAGCTTTTCCCTTTCCAACTAACTCATCAAGTTCTGCCTTCTGCTCTGGAGTCCAGTTGATTTCTTTCTTTGGTTTCTTAAGCTCAACCTTATCAGGAGTTTCCAACTCTGCTAGTTCTTCAGGAGTAAAATCTTCCTCAGGTAGTTCGGCTACTATCTTAGCTTCAGCCTTAGGCCTCTCTCTCATAAATGACTTAATCTCAGCATCTGAGATTTCATCTAAACTCTTACCATAGAACTTCTCCATAGCGTCAAAGTCTGCACCTGTTACCATTAACTCATCAGCACTCCCTACTACCTTTTCAGGTATTACCTCTCCAGCTCTAATATCTGGTGCAATAGTTCTATTGGATTTCAAATGATCTGTTTTCCTAGCCCAGCTAGCCATTTCACTAACTGTATCTTTCCAATCAGTAAAGTCTGCTAACGACTCAAACTGCCCTACAAACTCATCTGACCTAGTAGCTATCTCACTGAGGAAGTTCCTAGTCCCTTCAATATCTATTTCCTCACCAAGCTTCCACCTATTAATGTCATTAGCTAGTTTCCATCCAGTAGTTGAGATATCTTTAACCGCAGTAATGTTACTAGCTAATGCCTCATCTACGCTATTAGCAATAGTTCCATTCTTAGCATAGACCTCTGTCCTAGCATTAACTGCATCTCTATCAGCATCAAAGATATTTGCCATCTCACTAAATGGTTCTTCGAATCCAGTCTGAAGATCAACCTCAGTAATCTGCTCAGGCTGAGTAGTTTCTCTCTCTATCCCTTTGAGTGGATTTTCTGGAGTAGGCTGAGCTAATGTTCCTGATTTAGGCTGCTCTACTTGAATAGGTAGCTTAGCTGCCTTAGCTTTCCTAACCTTAATCATCTTTGCTTTATCAGCTTCTATCTGTTCAGGAGTTCTAACTCTAGTAGCTTTGACCTTCTTATTAGCTTCAATATTCTTAGCCTTGGTATCCTCCTTAACTATCTCCTCATTAGCTATTTTTTCCACTAATTCACTTACTCTAGCAGGATCCTTAGCTATCTCTGGATCAGCTTTAATTTCCTCAGATACTTTCCTAGCAGCGTTTATAACTCTGACTTCATTCATAGATTGTTTAATACTACTATGAACAGCTCCTCCTACCTTTGCCCCAGCAACTATCCCAGCTCCAAAGCCTAACCCCTTGGCTACTTCTCCTTCTGCCAAGTACTTATTCATTACTTCAATCATAGGGCCTATGTAGGGAAGAGATTCTACTAAATCAGTCACAGTAGTAGCAGGCTTACCACTTACTAAATTCTTTCCTGCTTCTACTAAATTCCTTCCAGTCTCAGATGTTATTCCTCCTTCAGTGATACCTTTGGATGGATCTACAGTAACCAATCCACCAAGTCCAAGGCTTGTCGCTAGCTGAGTCAGACCAGGGAGATCTCCCTTACTAATCTTATCAGCTGCATCTTTTAATATTTGTCCTAGACCACCTATAGTAGATTCCCATAGACCACCTACAGCCTTACTAACAGGTCCAGGAGGAGTAGGTTTCTCACTAAATGCTAAAGGCACTGGAACAGGGCCTACCATCCTCCTTTCATTAAAGTCAGGAGCCATTGTAGGTTCTTTAGTCGTAAGAGGAATCACCTTAGGAACCTTAGGCTGTCCTAATACTATATCAGCATCTGTACTCTGATCACCTAAACCTAGAATAACATCTGCATCATCCATTACTGGGGCCCTCTAATAAATTCCTTCTTTCCATTAATGACTACTTCCCACCCACCTTTAACAGGAGTCACATTCTCATTTCCAAAGGCTCTCCTAATCCTATCTCCCATTTCATTTATTTGTAGCTTCTTCTGTGCTGCAGGAACTTCTTCATAATTAGTTGTTCCTGTAGGCATGTCCCAAGTATCTGATTTGGACAAGTCTTTTAAAACATCAGAGGCAAAACTAGGACTAAGAACACTGGCTTGTGCCTGAGCTGACTCACGCTGACGAGTCTGTTCATATGGGCTGAGTTGTAAGTTAGTAGCACCAGCTTTAGCCTTCTTCTCTATGAACTTCCACAGGCCTCCATCTCGTTTAATATTCCAGGAGCCGTCCTCTACTGAAGCATTGTATAGCTTAATAGTCTCAGGATCGCTAGCTAAAATCTTCCAATCCCAGATTTCACCTTCAAACCCTTGTCTCTTAGCAGCATCGAACTCTTTCTCAAGTGTAGACCTCTGATCATCTGTAAGAGCCTTAAACGCATTAGTAGCAGCATTCTGTCTAGCAACTTCCATCTGGTTCCTATTCTCACTCATTTGTGAATCATAGTATTCCATCATCTTGCCCTTGTACAAGGCATCAGTAAGGTCATTCAAACTCTTATTTTTAAGCTCTTCCTGCCCAAACCTAAACTGCATAGCTTGGGTTAGCATCTCAGGACTAAGGCCAGCAAGATCAGATGCTGAAATCGACTGGCCGTTACCAAAAGGGTTGAATGTTTTTCCTATAGCTGACAAGATAGAGTTATTCTGAGGTGCTGTCTGAGTAGAGGTAGAACCAGCTACTGCTCCACCTACTGGATTAGGTCCTGCACCAGCTAACCCCTCACCCAAAGTAGCACCAAAAGTAGGAACATTAATCTTCATTCCATCCTTGTCCATTGTGAGCTTTCCACCATCACTCATATCACCACTGAGCATTTTCTGCAAAATCTTCATGTAGTTTTTACTAGTAATATTCTGTGCTGTTATACTGCCAGCAGCTTTTACAGCCCCAGGAAATCCCTCTGTAGCTAGTCCATTACCTATACCTGATAAGTATTGAAGAAACTGTGGATCACTGAATAGTTTACTAAATCCTCCCTCAGGATTACTTATCCCACCCATGAAGTCAAAGAGTCCCATCTTAACCTCCAATTAGTTCTATTGAAATTCAATGAAACTTATGATGCTAAACCTCCTATTAATCCAATTGCACCACCTACTAATGCCCCAACAGCTGTGCCTATTCCTGGAACTACTGACCCAATCATTGCTCCACTTGCAGCTCCACTTAGTGCCCCACCTATAGCACTTGCAGCTCGTGAGGCTTTCTGTGTTCCAACTGACCCACCAGAAACTGCCCCAAGCATATTAGCTCCATATTGAAACACTTCAAATCCCCACCTAGCATTCTTCTCATCAAGGTCTGCATTCTCGTCAGCCTCTTCCTTACTTGCAACTATTGCTATTCTATTTGATTCAATAGTCATCCTAGCCCAAGTTTCATGAAATGCTACTCTCTGTACCATCTCTCTCATCATCTGTGAGGATGCTTCTAGGTACATCTTCTTATATTCAATAGTTGACCTTAAATTGCCTTCTGCTATAGCTAAACTCTTTCCCATGTTGAGCTTTGCAACATCTACAGATTTACCCAAGTTAGCTTCAGCTATAGATACTTCCTTACTCAAATTAGCCTTCTCAACATCTGCAGCTATTTGTTCATTAGCTATTCTAATATCTGCATTCTTAGCATAGATTGAAGCACTTAATCCTGTATAGTGTTTAGTCACTTCATCTTGCTTAAATGCCTCTATTATAGCCTCACCTATAGGAAATGCAGATGAAACTACAGCATCTATGTCTTGCATCCCTCTTCTAAATCTAGGAAGTGTCCTAGCAGCAATTCCTGAATCTAAAATAACTTCAAGTGCAGCAGCATCTGCTAGGGCAGTTGCAGTTAGTAATTCAGTAGCTGCTATTACACTTATGTCAGTAGGTGATGCCTTATCAGCTACTACCACATCAGACACAGCAGTCATAGTTGCTGCTGCTCCAACTGATGTTACACCTTGAGTGAAGAATGAAGCCCAGATTGTTGTGTCTGAGGCTATGCCTGCTAATATTGCTAAAAATGCATCTATTGCTGCATCTGACAAAGCAAGTGTAGCACTAGGATCATAGGCAGTAAGAGTAGCAAATGGAGAGGCAGTGGTCATCTTACCATCTAGGTCTGTCAGCCATGCCTCATGCTGAGTCTTCATATAATCAGGATAGTCAACTGTCCCTGAAGACCCACCTCCCTTACATTGATCTACTGGACCACTATAGTTAAATGACTCCTCACTTATAACCTCTAGTGTTTCAATATCTATAACACATTTAGTGATTATCTTCATCATTAACTCCCAATAGACTGCATTAGCTGATTGACATTGAAAGAGAGGAATGTGTATCTAGTGTCAGCACCTAAGCGCTTAGCTAAACTAATTATGTTAGGGAATTCTGTATAAGCAGTTATGAAAGAACAGTCTTTGGATTTAGCGTACTTTACTAATCCTGACAACCCCTCTATCCAGCTTCCCTTATCCACAACTTCATAACCATAGATACAGTAAATTAGAAGGTTCTTAGTATCACTAACCTCATCGTAAAGTAATTTAGTTAATGCTACTCCCTCAAACTTAGCATTGCCTTCTAAATCCCTAACATAAGATAGCCAGATATCAACCTTATCAGCAAGCGCTGCTGCTAATATTCTATTCATTCTATCAGGATGCCCACCTACAATAGGTGGTAGAGATTGCTCTATAGCATACTTTATAACGTCCCAGTAGTCCTGAACTTGATTTGGTAATAGTTTATTAAGCACCTTGACCTCGTAGAGGAGGCGCATAGACGCCTCTGATCCCCCTCAAATCAGTCATCTTGAATCTAGACTTAAGATGAGCTAGTTTGAAATTATCTAACAATGTAGTAAACTTGACTCTCAATCTGAATTCGTTTCCTGCTGCTATAGCAGATGAGATTTTCTGCTTATTCATTTCTACATAAGGTTTAGTTACCCATGTTGACTCAAGGTTATAATCAACAGTTGCATAGGCTCCAGTAAACCCCTCCCCAGATAATTCTACTGTCTGACTAGTCTTCTGCCCAGCATAGCCATAATCTACAGGCCAAGTAGCTATGAATGGAAGGTCTACATCAGCAGTTGCTGGTGCTAAGTAGCTAACCTTATTCCTTCTCCATACTGTAGAAGGATGCTGCTGAACCTCTGTCATGCCGTTAGGAGATAATAAGAATGTCCTAGTACTATCACCTATGTAGAAGTCATTATTAGATGGATTATGGCTAACTATAATGTCTCCTACTAACTCTTCCATCAGGTACTGATAGCCTAGTTCTTTTACTCCTTCATTAGTAATCATTCTTACTACTAAGTCTTCACACACAAATACTTGAGTATCTTTATCTCCATTAACTGCACCTCTGTTGATAAGTCCTAGACCTAGTAATTTCTTAAATCCAAAAGTAGGAGTTGGATTTGAGACTGGAACTAACTGAATGATTCCCTTAGATGAATAACCTACTACTACTTCATCTATTCTCTTAGTATGATAGATCTCTCCACCATAAGGATCTCTCCTATACCCTGCCTCATTGTCGATGTCAGGAGTAAAATCCATAGAACCTATTTTAGTCCAGAGGTAATAAGTACTATCACAGTCATACCAAACAGTTCTTACATTCCCTCCTACTGCCTGCCCTTTGAAATTACATATAGTTCCCATTCTAGGAATTGTAGCAGAGCTAGTCATAATAGTCCAGGCGCTACCTAGGACATTGTAGTAGACCATAGCTACACCATTAGTCATAAATGCATACTTGCCAAAGTCTGCTACTTCCATTAGGTAACCAGTACCATAGGTGGCATAGAGTAAAGTTGCTATGAGAGTAACTGTTAAGTGATCGTCTGACACTGAGTATACTAGGTCCCTAGCATTAGCTGTGTCTCTAACAACTAATATATTATACTTCTCTCCAGCAAAGAACTGAGGAAATGGCCAGTTGTAGGCAGACACAGTTATTGGGTTAGTTAGTAACTTATACTTCTCAATCCCTTGTCTCCCGCACCTAACACCTAAGCATTCGTAGAGGTAAGGAGAGTTAGTAGGAGCAGACTCATCAGGGCTTAGACCATTCCTCAGTGCTTCATCGATTATTAGTTCAAACTCTCTCATTAAGAACCTCTATAAAATTTCAGCTTCTAGTTCTTTCCTCAGGTAACTCTTTGTTTCTACTTCTTTGGTAGAAGGGAGCCAAAGAAAAGATACCCAAACCTCAGTGATTTTCTCAGATCCTGGCTCTAT